CACAAGCTTGCACACCTCGCAGAGATGCTTAAGGCTGGATGGTTTGATGAAGACTGCTTGACGAGTGAAGAGTATCTGATCCCAAGCGACGAAGACGACGAAGAGGAAAAGATTGAGAAAGCGCGTGCGGAAGCTCCAAAGGATGCGGACGGAAATATACGAACGCCCATCGCGATGACACGCGATCTTCCTGACACCATCACAGATGATAAAGTGGTGGCTTTCATGAAACGTATCCGCAGCATGGGTGTGGATCAGTCTACACGCAACATGATAACAGACATTCTAGAAAAAAAGACAGCACTGACTAAGGGAAATCTGAACAAAATGTGGCGCGGACTTGAACGCGACGCAACTGCAGAACAAAAAGAAATTGCTGCCGAAGACCTGACTAATTTCAAAGGGGTACCAATCGTGAACCAATGGGATTATGATATGCAGGTAGAATACGCGCGCCTACGTATCCATGATGAAAACACGAAGCACCCATTCCTGTTTCACTACATGGATGAAATGGCCCGAATCGAACAAGACGGTGAAGGTGTGCCAAAAGTTCGCATGCTATCGCAAGATCAATTTGGAGCGGAACTCAATACAATGACAAAGTGGAACACCATATCATTTGCAGGGGAGACGCAAGTTGAGCGCGGGGTGCCAGCACCAATCGAAGTCGTAAAACATCTGTACAACGCACGCCGTAACGCACTTCCCCCGCTACGCGGGATGGTGACGTCTCCCATCTTCACTAAGAAGGGAGAGCTACTCACTACAGCAGGATATCACACATCAAGTGGGCTATATTATGAGCCGGATTTATCTGTAGACATTCCGAAGGTGAGTACAAAACCAACGCAAGAAGAAGTTGATGGCGCACTAGAACTTTTAGTTGATACCATTGCTGACTTTCCACTTGGAGGCATGGCCCGTAAAGAAATAGTTGAGAAAGCATTCAGTGAAGAAGGTATTCCAGCGGTTACGCACTGCCTATCAATGATTCTTTTGCTGTTCGCCCGTGAAATGGTTGCAGGTTCTACGCCGGGACACTTGATGACCAAGCCTGCTCCTGGTACAGGTGCGTCTTTACTGAACGACGTTTGTTCTATTATTGCCACAGGGCAGCCAACACCTGCTGTTGCCATGCCACGTAATCCAGAAGAGATGTCAAAAACATTAATTACGTTCATGGCTGACGGTTCTCCAATCATCTACTTTGATAACATTAGTGCGGGAGTGGATAGTGGCGAGCTTGCGTCAGCAATGACGGCACCAAAGTACAAGGCGCGTATGCTGGGGAAATCTCAGACGGTTGAAGCCGAAGTACGCTGTGTGTGGGTGTTTACAGGTAACAACGTACAACTATCGAGTGAACTATTGCGCCGTTTGGTTATGATCGATTTAGACGCCCGTATGGCCAACCCTGAAATGCGTACTAAATTTAAGCGTAAAGATATTGTAACATGGGCCAAAGAGAATCGAGGCATACTTGTACACGCGTGTTTGACCATAATTCAAAACTGGATTGCACAAGGTAAACCTGAATACGAAGGTCCTATTTTAAATTCATTCGAGAACTGGTCTCGTGTTATGGGCGGAATTCTCACCACTGCTGGTTTGGGCGGATTCCTTGGAAACCGTGATGAGTTGAAAGAAATCGCCAGCGATGATGCGGACGATGACATCGTTCCGTTGTTAGATACATGGTGGGATCTACACCCAGAAGACAAGGTTGTGGTTAAGCTGAACAAGGATATTCCAAGTCTTATGGAAGTAGCGCTGGAAAATGACATTCAACTACCCATTAGAATGAAAGTGACGGTAGACGGTGACCGAACACTTGACGGACGCGCTTTCGGTAAACTTCTATCACAACATCGCGGACGTGTGTTCGTACTGACAAGCGGCGAAGAAGTCATGATTGAAAAATTGGCAACACGTCATAAGCACGGCACCCTTTGGACACTTATACCTGCAGGCGGGGAGGAAGACTAAATTGTATAATAAGCCATCGAAAGCAGATAGAACTAGAATTGAAGAAATGTATGATTGGCAACGCGCAAGCGGTGACTGCATCTGTGATATTTGCGGACATCTATTCTATGATCATCACCCAGTACCGGGGTATAATTGGCTTCGCATGTTATGTGACGGAGGGCTTGTGAAACTATGAGTGAATGCACCTGCCCGAAAGATGGGAGAGAGATCGACCGAGATTACCGTGTATACGTGTATAGTCCAGAAGCCGATGTGACAGTAATGACACAACAAGGACCTGAACGACGTGTGGACGGGAATCAGGTTCATATATTCCACAAAGATTGCCCGAAACATGGATATAAGGTCCTAAATGATGAATAATACGACAAATATCGAAGACTTTTTTGAGCAATACGACGAATTAGCCACTCACGTGTGTTCGGATACTATTCCAAATATTGGTTCAGGGGTGGAGCACACTAACGAACAGATGTGTGACGAAATCTGTGAGATAGAAGATGTGGATCATTTCGATCTTTTTGCTGACCTTGATCCAGAGGCAGTCATGGAAAGTGGTGATTCTACCATAACAAAATCCACTGCATTCAAATACCTCCTCAGATATCAAACGTTCCGCACGGCAGAAGAATACGGTGTAGGAGACGCCACCTTTAACGAGTTGGCAATTGCGCATAGCGAATTGTGGTACATAAAACTGACACACAAATATGCGGAATTGTGTGGGGTCGAAACCGATAATACGTGGATGCATTAAAAAATACTTGATTTCTTTCTACCGAATTTGGTATACAATAATAATAATAATACTGATTCGTAGGAGAATATCATGGACAACGGCTGGAACGCAGACTTAACTACTATTCCTAAAGATGGCACTGTGTTTGACGTGTGGACAATAGAAGGGATCCGGATCCCCGACTGCGCCTTTGTCTATCCATGGGAACCGAATCGAGCACCGCCTAGTCAACCAGAAACCATTTGTAGCTACGAACAAGTTGACTACGATGGGGTTGAGGGATGGGATCCGGTCGAAAATGAGCGCGTAACACACTGGCGTTTTGCACCAGAAGGACCGAAAGGATAGGTAATGGCTAATTCACATGCACCAATTTTGGATCGGAGCGGCTTAACTGATTTGCTTGATCAGGTTTTGAAAAGCAACCCGCAACCACAGGTAATGTCCGTGGCTTTTATGCTATCGTATTACGCAGGAATGCGTGTTCAAGAAATTGCTGGACTACGCTGGACACCACACGTCATTGATCATCGGGGGGAGGTTCGTACACACGAATACCCCATTACCGAGGGACCGGGGAATCTACTTCGGGACAACCTTGGGAATATTGTCAGTGAAAGACTTCCCACCATTTTCATTGGCTCAGATATTTCAAAATACACGGGTGAACGTGAAATACCTTGCCACACCGATTTGAAAAAAGAATTAGAATCACTTTATTCTGTCAGCGAAAGTGAGTGGGTCATTCCGAGTGGAAACTCAGGCGCACGAGAAAATCTAAAGCATCGTGCGCACGCCCTGCGTATGCGGATTAAACGCGTGTACACAAAATTAGGGTTAGAAGAACACTCTTCTCATAGTGGGCGGCGTTCGTATATTACAAGAGGCGCGCGTGTCGCCAATATGAATGGAGCATCTATTCGCGACATTCAAAGTATGGCAGGACACGCCAGCATCAAGACGACTCAAGCATACATTGACGAAAATCTGTCAGGACAGGCACGTACAACAGAGGCCATGTGGTAATTACAGGGATGTTTGGAGAATTCTATGAGCAGAACTAAAAAGCACTTCCGTGATGTTGAATCAGTTGTCGGCGAACTTTTTACCGACTATGACATTGTACAGGGAAAGAAACATATTGATATTGTTGTTCGACATTCGGGCAGGGCCAGAAAGATAACGGCGAGCAGTACCCCCTCATGCCGACATGCCACAAATCAATTGAGACGCGATATGCGTAAAATCTTACACGAACTGACAACTGGAGCAGAATCTGGTTCAGGCTGGACGAAAGGATGAATAATGGAGAGGCTATTTCGAAAGTATTCAAAACCACTTGACGATGTAGGGCGAATCACTTAGGTTCAGCTACAACAACAAATAGGAGGACCTAATGTCACATATCAAATTTCCAAGCATCGAGAGCTACGCACACGTATACCGCAGCCAACAACGTTTCGACGTACCTTCATCGGTAAAGTATGGCGCGAAGATCAAACTCCACGGCACCAATGCCGCCGTACGTATTTCAGCGAAGGGGGACGTGGTAGCGCAGGGACGCAACCGCGATATATTCGTAGGAGAAGATCAATTTGGTTTTGCAGGTTTCGTGGACAAGAACGACAGCGACTGGCGCGTAGCTGCCACTAAATTCCTGACGGCACTGAGCCTACAACGCGATGACGTAGTGGTTCACGGAGAATGGGCAGGTCCGGGCATCCAGAAAAAAGATGCAGTCTCTACGTTGGCAAAGAAATACTTCTTCATTTTTGCGGTACAAGTTGGGGACGCCATGTACACAGATCCTGACGTGATCGAAGCAGCCGTGCCTGATCTTGACAACCTTTTAGTTCTGCCATGGTTCATCGAAGTTCCTAATATGATGAATTTCGCGGATGCCAGTTTGTGTGACTATTTTGCCAGTTGGGCAAATCGTCAGGCAAATATCATCGGTGAACGAGATCCTTTCATAGAAGAAATTTTCGGCGTAGAAGGTCCTGGGGAAGGTCTGGTGTTCGTTCCAATGGCGCAGGGCATCGACCGAAACGTGTACAGTGCGCTAACGTTCAAAGCCAAGTGCGAAGGACACGGTGCTAAAGCGGGTCCAGCGGTCGTTCGTGATTTGGTCATTCCAAAAGGTGTAGAAGACTTTGTGAAGACGTTTGTTACCGAAGCACGCTGTGAACAGGCTGTTTCCGAAGGGTGTGGCGGGATTGCAACACTGGAAAAGACTGGCGACTTTCTCAAGTGGATTGGACAAGACGTGGCGAAAGAAAGTGGCGAAGAACTCTCTGAAATGGATCTCGAATGGAAACAGGTGCAAAAGTACGTCATCACCGCAGCGAAACTGTGGTTCCGCGCCAAAGCGACGGCAATCGTATGATGGATATAACTGCGCAAACAAAACTTATTGGCGAGAAGACGGCGGAGCTGAACGATCTTATTTATCAACTTCCGCGAACCTGTAAAGTCGAGGTCGTTGTAACAGAACGCCTGGCAGTGCAAAGCCAATTCCCCCCACCACACGTATCGGTAACTGTATTTCAGTGGCTAGGAGGAAATAGAAGTGGGTGAACCTATCATACCGTACACGTGGGACCATTTCGATGATGGGCACCGCCCTCCCACTGCGTTCGAATTGGCCGTGGATATTTGTGATGAATTCCACGAAGCCGAGTTAATATCGGTGCATCACAAAATTTGTTCAATGAATCATTCTCAACAAGAATCCGTAACAATATACATGCACATTGGCGCGCACACTAATCCAGGCGAGATAAACGGAGAGTCGTATGATTTTATTGGCATGCAAGGCCCTGCCAAGGTGATGTTTCGAACCGTATCCATATCAAACTATTCATCAAATATGTATAGTCAAGCCGCAACACTTGAAGGACAAGTATATTATGACTGACATTCTAAAAGACGCAATTTTATCTGAGGATGGCGTGTACCGCTACAATCTAATCCGTGAATGGGATTCGATGGATCCGGTGATGCTATTCATCATGCTGAACCCATCGACCGCTGACGCGGTTGACGATGACCCTACAATACGTCGCTGTACTAGTTTCGCCCAACGAGAGAACTGCGGCATGATCGAAGTTGTAAACCTATTTGCCTTCCGCGCCACTGACCCAAAAGAGTTGAAGACGGCGGAAGAACCAATCGGTGCGGACAATGATGAAATCATTGTGATGGCAGCAGAAGAGGCTGATATCATCGTATGTGCTTGGGGAACTAACGGCGCATTGTACGAACGAAATGAAAAAGTTATTTCTTTGTTGCAATCGGTGGAGAAACCTATTATGTGTCTTGGTAAGACAAAGGACGGACACCCGAAACACCCGTTGTATCTTCCCGCTAACGCGGAGTTAATTGAATTATAGGAGGAATTTATGGTGGATTTAAATTGGAATGAAGAAGGAGACGCCGTAATTCCATGCATTGGGTGCGCTTACTCTGTGGGACAGAATCATGTGACCCATCCAATCAGGCCGACTTCTGGATACAGTTTTGGATTCTTTACCTCGCTGGAACAATACGATGAATTTGACACAAGATTGCTCGCACAAGAATCGAAATATTTTCCGGTTAATTTTGTGACAGGATTCGACACCGAAACGCATGCAACCGCTGCAGCAGAAAAACACTTTCAAAACCTACTATCCACAATAAAAGGAGACTAACATGCACAAGACACCTGCACTCTGGTACATGGATAGCGATGTATTGATGGGCTTTTATTGCTCAGACGTGATTGTCGCAGCCACCGACCGCGATGACGCAATTCAGCAAGCCCTACACGCGTATGATTTATGGGTGAAAGAAGGCCTTGACGAATATGGTTTTCATTGCCTCATCAGTGATTGCTATCCCACCGACGAATATTTCATACAGCAATCAAAAGATAAACGCGTCGAATTTCATGAAGAGGTGAAAACTCGCTTGAAGCAACAAACACGGCGCTGTCTTATCAAGACTGTGTCATAAACAGGTGACAGAATTTTCGACGGAAAAGTTACTCTTGACTACGAAACCCAAGATGATAGTATAGGTTATTATCGAATCATATCATAAGGAGACCAACATGAATACCAACACTCCCACACGCCAAGTACTCCGCGCCGAGAATCGCCGAGCAGAAAAATATCGCAGACGACACGAAAACGAGGTTGTTAAGGGAAAAAATATTTCACGAATGAAATCTCCCCTACCACTCAATCGTGCGGGGCGTCGTAAATTCACGTCTAACACGTGTCCACAGGATTTCCGCTTGGCGGTTATCCAACACATGGCTGGAACTGCGTGATGCGTCGCTGGGTATCTTTAATTGCCCTGATTACATGTTCATCTGCATATGCAGATGGGCATGGCATCTACCTAGAACATGGAGACGGAAGCAGAACTGCACCTTGCTGTGGACAGAGTACAGAGCCTTTCAAAGGCACTGAAAACAGGCCGTTTACATCTCCAGCCGTCTCCAGAGCAGCCGTACATACTCCTATGCTGATAGCTGTTGAAAGTCCTGCCGAAGGTGAGTTTCACTTTGCTGACGTGACTATCCACAACCGATTGGTGTTCGCGGATACGACACACACTCGGTACGACTTTCAGATAAAAGGTGAAGTTGTTATTGTTGTGCCAGAACCGCGTAGCGGTAATGACCCTGACACGTTTACGGTGATTCCTCCTGATGGTTATATCGCGGTTCCTGACAGAGTCACGCTTGAGGAAGGTGAAAACGCTGTTATTAAAATCTTTTCCAATCTACTAGGATAAACTCAAGTTTCTCTAATCCGTTAAGGTGTTTCGATTTCATGACCCAATTTGACCGTATTGATGGTAAGTTTGTAACCACACGTAAATACGAGAAAGATCGTTTTGCACTGAAACGTGCTAAGTGGAAGTACGACTTCCGTCGAAAGCATTGGTGGACTGCTGATGAAGAAAAAGCTCTACTTGTAAAGGATTGGGCGATTGGTGCAGCTAAAGAGTACCTTGACAACGCCCTAGCGATCCGTCAGGCGGCGATTGACGCATCTTGGGCAGAAGACACCGTGGCAGAATTCCCTGCCCCTGAGGGGCTTGCTTACATGCCCTTCCAACGCGCTGGGATAGAGTACGCCTCCAAGCGCTCCAGAACTCTGATAGCCGACCCTCCGGGGCTGGGTAAAACGATTCAGGCTATCGGATTACACAACACCAAGAAATTGAATAAAATCCTTATCATCTGCCCTGCGTCATTGAAACGCAATTGGAAGCGTGAGTGGGAGCGCTGGGACGTTCACGGGTTATCTGTGGGACAAACTGCGTCAATATTGCACAATGATCCGGTGTTCATGCCTAACGGAGGCCGAGCGCGGGATCACCGCGATAAGCCTATATCAAAATCGCGTACGGAACACTTCTGGCCTGCCGCTGATGTGTGTATCGTCAACTACGACATGCTTGAAGCGTTCGATGATCAGATCAAAAAAGTCGAATGGGACCTTGTTATCTGCGACGAAGCCCACCTGTTAAAAACGGCAACGTCACTACGATCCATGTGTGTTTTTGGCGGAGAGCGTAAGGCAAGTCGAAAGAAAGGAATATCGAAAAAAGTATTCACGCCTATCGAGGCTGCACACCACCTGTACCTAACTGGGACGCCAATTCTTTCAAAACCATCAGAACTTTGGACGATTATTAGAGCGTGCGACCCTGAGGGACTAGGGCTGAACTGGAGAAAATACGCACTAACGTACTGTGACGCACAGGAATCGTTCGGGGGCCTTGATTCGTCCGGCGCGTCAAATCTTGAAGAACTTAACCGTCTCCTGCGTGAGCGTTTCATGGTACGTCGCGATAAGCAATCGGTGCTGAAAGAGCTGCCCGACAAAAACCGCGAAATGGTTCTACTTCCAAAAGACAAACTGGAAGCACCTGTCAAGAAAGAGCAAAACCGCGTCGAGAACGCGTTGGAAGCCTACGAGAAATCAGTACTGGGAATCGATACTTCAAATCTGTTCCGATACATCGACAACCTTTGTGACAAATTGGCAGCAGCTTTGGCAGAACAATCAGGAGAAGAACCTGATTGGGGCGAGGCGGTAAAAACGCTCTCCGCACCAGAACAAATCATGTTCACCGAAATCAGCTCGGCACGTGAAGAAGTGGCACTAGCCAAGGTCGGATTGGTGGTAGAGCACGTCGAGAAACTGGTCCAGTGCGGCGAGCCTGTAATTTGTTTTGGATACCACAAGTCGGTAATCAAATCGATCAAAGAGCGCCTTGAAAAGAAAGGAATTCGCGTCGGTGTGATTACCGGAGACGTCCATCCAGACAAGCGCCAGGACATCGTGGACGATTTCCAAGACGGGCATCTCGATGTGATACTTGGAAACATCATTGCTATGGGTGTTGGTTTTACATTGACGCGCGCGCGCTTTGTTGTATTTGCGGAACTAGATTGGGTTCCTGCGATGATTGAGCAAGCCGAAGATCGTGCATGGCGACACGGACAATTAAATGCTGTACTTGTACAGCACCTTGTGGTAGACGGGTCCATTGAAAGCCGAATGGCGATAGCCTTGTTAGAAAAAATGGGCGTAATTAAAGAGGCACTGGATTGACACTTCGCAGATTGCGGGGATATTTTAAATTTAAGTATTGACACCAACAAGTTTTATGATAAAAGAACCAAACCAATGAGGACAACGAATGACACACCCGTATATCACAACCGCGACCGGACGTAAGTTTCACTTCGGTCCTCACGATCCATCTGAATTTTATCTACCGGATATTGCACGAGCGCTAAGCCGTATCTGCCGATTCACAGGACATCTCTCAGACAGATACGAAGACGACATATACTCAGTTGCGCAACATAGCGTGTACGTTGAGCGTCTTTTGGTACAGCGAGGAGCACCAGAGTATGTACGCAAGTGGGCTTTGACCCACGACGCCCCTGAATACGCATGGGGCGATGTAAACTCTCCCCTCAAATCACTTTTACCAGACTACCGCCGTTTCGAAAACGGAAGTGCTCAAGCATTCCGCACACGTTACGGCGTTCCATATGACGATGGCATTGAAGCCTACGTCAAGTGGGCAGACATTCAACTGCTTTATGCGGAAGCCGAAGAGCTTACGACAACCTCGCCGTGGGAGTGGGACCAGTTCCCCGGCCGCGCCGAGCAGACACTTTACGAAATCGACTCGGACTTTTATCCGTGGCGACCAAAGAAAGCGCGTGACGAATACCTCGCCGCGTGCGATGCACTCGGAATCAAGGAGTAAACAATGCCAACACATATGAACCTGCGCTGGACCGAAATGGAAGACGCACTCGAAGCCACTGACAAGCTGAAACACCTCGCCAAGTCGTACGGCATCGCGGACCCATTCTCGGACAACGGCGTAAAAGTCCTGCAAATCGCGATAGCAACTGGTCTAGATATCCACCCAGGACGTCGCGGTCCAGACGCCATGGATCGCATTGGAAACGAATACGAAATTAAAACGGTCGATTTGAACAAAAAGAACTCAGGATTCTCAACAAATCATCACCTGAATACCGCAGTTATCGACCGATTTATGGCACGCCGTTTCGTGTTTGCTACATATAAAGATAGTACCCTTGTCGAAGCCTACTTGGTTGAATCGGCTGCACTTATGCCTGTGTTCGCCAAGTGGCGACGCTCTTTAAAAGGGCGTACACACTTGAATAATCCTAAAATTCCAATCGACTACGTGCGTGAAGTCGGTACAGCGATGTATCTGAAAGACGTGACACCGTCATGGGCTTCCAAGGAAACCACTACTGAGGATGTAGCGGCGGCGTAAATAATTAATGTGTCTATCGACACGCTGCCAATACGCGTGACTCTGTTTGTTATCAGCCCCCGACCTGTTACGGCAGAGTCACGTTATTAACTCAACAACTAATCGAAATGTGGACATTAAAACAATGACTTACTCATTCAATCCAATCCAGATCGTGACGGGCGAATTCGAAGAAGTAATATTCGATATCGAGACCAACGGGCTTTTACCCGAACACGTCGAACCACCGTTCTGCATGGATCGAATTCACTGCCTTGTGATCAAAGATATTCACACTGAAAAGACGATAGAATTTGTTAACAACGATGAAGGAAATAACCTCGAAGAAGGTGTAAAAATCCTGATGGATGCGAAGACAATCATCGGACACAACATCATCGACTTTGATATCCCCGCGATTGCACTTATATATCCATATTTCGTTCCCGAAGCCCGTATTGTTGACACACTGGTCATGGTTCGCATGTGTTTTGCAGATCAAAAGGAAAAAGATTTTCGATTAGCGTCAACAGGTAAACTGGCTGGGCGACTAATTGGTACACAGGGCCTTGAAGGCTGGGGCCAACGTCTTGGGATGCATAAAGGCGACTATAAGAAAGACCGTGAAAACGAACTAAAGGATATTCACAAAGAAAAAGGACTAGATGCACCGACTACAGAGGAGTTACACCACTACGTCTGGGGCACGTGGAGTCAGAATATGCACGACTACTGTATCAACGATGTTGACGTTAACATGTTGGTGTGGACAAGTATTCTACGCTGCAATTGGTCCCGCGAAGCTACCATTATGGAGCACCAAATACATGATCTAATGGTAAAGCAAGAGCGTAATGGGTTTGTGTTTGACAAAAATAAAGCGGACAAACTGGCTCAAGATTTTCAGACGCAATACGATGCACTCGCAGAGGAAGCTACGGCGGATATCGGAAAATGGCATCGACCGTTAAAAGCCCACACGGACGAATTTGTAACAGAACATGGAGAACACCACGCCCGCCGCACATGGGGAAACGTTGATACCTACAAGCGCAACATAGACAGAAGTAAATCTCGTGCAAAGGCTGCGGCTGGTGGAGACTTTCGTAAGATGATGCCAGATGTTTATGCGGATGTTCCTCTAGTGAAAATTGAATTGAAAGAATTCAACCCCAATTCACGTCCTCAAATTACAGATCGTTTAAAAACGTTGTATGGGTGGGAACCGCAAGACTTCACGGAAAAAGGTGCAGCCAAAGTTAATGATGAAATCCTACGAGATCTTGCTGATGATGTTCCTTTGGCTGCAACATTGGCGGAATTATTCTTTTACAAAAAACGACTAGGACAAGTATCTGACGGTAAAAATGGATGGCTGAAATTACTCCGCAGTGACGGACGAATCCACGGACGTGTAAATGTAGGTGGAACCGTATCAGGACGTGCTACACACTCTTCCCCAAACATCTCACAGGTGCCGGGGGTAAATGCGGTGGAATTTGGAGCTAACGAAGACAAAGGAATAACTCCTGAAATGGCGAAAGAAAAAGGAGAGGAGTTTCTTTCTAAAAACGCTGGGAACGTAAATAGCTGGAGTGCGCCTATCATCGTATCATCAAAGTGGAAAGAGAATAAATCTGAGTGGTCTATCGTGGCACGCGGACGCGCGGGGGATTACGGATACGATTGCCGCGAATTGTTTACCGTACCTAAAGGCTATAAGCTGGTAGGATGCGATCTCTCGGGAATCGAATTTCGTTGCCTAGGGAATCTTACGTTCCCGTTTGATGGTGGAGAAATCGTGGACGTAGTACTCAACGGAGATATTCACGCTCGAAACGCCCAGTTGGCGGGAATTACACGATCAGTGGCTAAGCGCCTCCTGTACGCCGCCATGTATGGCGGAGGGGACGGAAAGCTTGGTTCTATTGTTGAGCCATTCTCATCCGCAGCCCGTCAGCAGTCTTTAGGTAAGACACTTCGATCAAAGCTCATGGCGGCGATGCCTTCACTACAGAAGGCGATCCGTGAAATTCACAAAGAGATGCGAAAGAACTCTAACACCATTCGCGGACTGGACGGACGTCGATTATATGCACGCTCAAAGCATTCTGCGTTGAATCTTCGCCTGCAATCTGACGGTGCGCTAATTGCGAAGAAATGGTGTCTACTTGTTGACGATATGTTCTATGAAGAAGGGTGGGATCACGGCCCCAATTTAGAATATTTCTTCTGCTCGTGGTCTCACGACGAAATTCAGATCGCAGTACGCGAAGACTTGGCAGAACGCGCCGCTGAAATAATGGAAGCTGCGGCACCTCTTGCAGGGGAGCATTTTAATTTCAACTGCCCTGTAACCGCCGAATCCGCTATTGGTATGACGTGGGCCGCTACTCACTAAATTTTTCTTGTTGACATACGAGATATATAACTATACAAAGGCAAAGCAATGAACAAAAACGTACTCTTTTTCGATACTGAAACCACTGGATTAAAGTTGGATAAGTTCGAAGATATTCACCCGAGACAGCCTATGGCTGTACAAATAGGTATGAAGCTGGACGGGATGAACCGTAACGAGCGTGGTGCCTTTAATTACTGTATCCGTACAAACGGAGATTGGATTGTAAACCCAAAAGCTGCCGAAATTACCGGAATTGACAACGATATCGCCGACGAGTATGGATGTGACCTGATAACAGGTGTTGAAATGTTTCTTGATATGATGGAAAACGCTGACACAATTGTGGCACATAACATCGCTTTTGACGTCACGGTGATGCGCCGTATGTGTAAAGTGTACAGCGAGCGCACAGATCAAAAATACACCGACCCGTTTATTGGAAAAACCTTAGCGTGTACAATGGTGAACTCAACGAACATCGTTAAGGCCCTGCCTATGCGCTACGGTAAATATAAGTGGCCTAAGCTGGAAGAATGTATGATGCACTTTTTCGGCGAAGAACTAGACGGTGCCCACGACGCCTTGGTTGACGTTAAAGGGACTGCAAAAGTATTCTACCATCTACTGGATTTAGGAGTGTTCAATGGAACCGAATAATAACTACAATAACCCGACATCTACTCAAGATACAGGGTCTAATGAAAATCCTCTTTACAACGAACGTATTTCAGTGTATATGAGTGATATCACTCGCGGAGGGGAACGCTTGGTACAGAAAGTCTCCAACGACATCAATGAAATAAGCATTAGACGTGCAATGCAGATCGGATACATGATGGCGTGTCAGGACCACAATTTGAAGGTACCACAAATGGATGATCCAGCAAAATCAATGGGGTATGGTAACGTATAATGAGCTATTACGAAGAACTCATGGCGACAGGTGTCCCTAAGGACATCCCTGCGGGCGGGTTCACGTTTGAGGATTGTTTTGACGAATTCGTCGCCAGCCACCAGAAGACGTGGAAATATGACCGTAATGAAATGGTAGGTGCCTCCGAATGTTTTGGGTGCATCCGTAAGACTTGGTTCGGGAAGCACGGAAAGAAATTTGGACACGAAGTAGATAAAGACCACGAAGAGAACTGGGGCGCGATGCGTCGTGGGGATATAATGGAGAACTATCTTATCGTCCCCGCAATCCGCCAAGGTTTGAACCGTCGTGGACTTGATTTGATTATGGAAGGAGACGATCAAGAGACAATTCGTGATGGATGTAATTCTGCAACACTGGACGGATTAATCGTTCCCATTGATCCAGAAATGGGTGGTAAACTACCCAAAGATTTTTTAGAATACTACGGTTTCGAAGGAGATTTAGACGCCGACAGTGTTGTTTTAGAGATGAAGTCTTTTGACCCTAGAATTGAAATCAAACAAGCTAAAGCCATTCACCACGGACAGACGCAGATGCAGATGGGACTTGTGCGCGACACTACGGAGTACAAACCCGAATACGCTATTGTCATATACGTGAATGCCTCTTGGTATGATGACATTCGCCCGTTTTTAGTACCGTTCTCGGAGAGCGAATACCAAATCGGACGCGAGCGTAATAAAAAGGTTTTCGAAGTGGAAGATCCTGCGCTGTTTGCTCCAGAAGGAAAATTAGACGGGGATTGTAAGTACTGTAAGTTTAAAGACGCATGCAGCATCGTATCAACTGGACGTGTTCCTGAAAAACGTGACCCTCTGAAAGCTGGAGAGATTGACGGACAGGATCCAGATATGATATCACGCATGGACATTCTTGTCGCTAATCAAGCTAAATTGAAAGCATTGGAAAAGCAGACCGAGAGAGATGTCAAGGAAGCTAACGAGGCTATTCGACAAGAAATGATAAACGCTGGAACAAGTCGAGCGGTGGGTGAGAATTGGAAAGTCTTTTACAGTGCACAAGCTGGCGCAAAACGACTATCTACGGCACTCATGGAAGAGGCTGGACTAGATCCAGAAGACTACAAAGAACAAGGGAATGGTTTTGAAAAATTAACCGTAACCGTATCGAAATAGCGCCGCGCTAGCGGTACTATATGTAAAACGAACCCGTGCGTTTTACATTTAATGAAAACGGGTATGAATGTAAAAATAAAATCGAAGAAGGAAAGAAAATATGAACGCACTTGTTGAAGCGCAAAACGCAGGCCTAGCGGTCGCAGGCGCAAACCCATTTGCTCAAGCTGGTGCTGGGGCAAGCGGAACAACATATGTCAAGTTTAAAGGTGTAACTGGACAATTTGTGGCGGGACAAGACGAAACAGAGTTGGACCACGGAACGCAGTTCGCTGCTGATGTAGAAAATTCTCTATGGTCTTGGTCATTCTGGTGGGATGGGGAAGTTCTCGAAACTGTTGACGTAATGTTGACAGCGGATCCAAACGGATGGAAAAACGGTCCTAACCGTCTCCCAGACGATCCAGAAGAGAAGGTTGACATGTCTCTTGACGAAATTCGTGCAAAGCAGAATGACCGCAGCAATAACTTCATGGATGGTTGGACCTGTCAAGCCGTTCTGGGCATGCGCCCTGTTGACGGAGATGAAGAAGAGTACACTATCAAGCTAAACCAAGGCGTAGCCTTAAACGGTTTCCGCACACTAGTGGCTCAATTCGGCAAGTCCTACAAAATTAAAGCAGGCCTTACACCGATCATCGAAATTGATGCGAACAAGTACAAGGCAAAGGCTAAAAACGTGGGATGGCGCTATGCTCCCCAACTGAAAATTGTTGACTGGGCTTCGGAAGAAGAACTGCTGGCTATGGTTGGAGAAGATGGCGGCGATTACGATCAAGAGCCAGAAACTAACGAGGAGTCTGTACAAATCGAAGACCAATCCGAAGGGGCTGACGATTCAACTCCTACCGAAGATGAAGCTCCGAAGCGACGCGGTCGCCGTGGTGCCAAAAACTTCTAAATGAAAAAGGTCAAGGACATCCGATTTTGTCCTTGACCATCTACCCCCCTGCATGTAGAAAGGCTTTAATAAAATGAATCCATCTGAACAACGGAATTATACATGTCTATCACATTAACAGACGAACAATTTAGCGGTGTCAAAGAAGGTGCACTGTGGTATGAAAATTGCGAGAACTCCATTGATCAATATGGATTTGAAGTTGAGACAAAAACATGGAACGAAGAGCGTGAATCGTATGATTACGCCTCCAGAAATGTAGCTCCCTCTAGCATTCAGCCTTTCGTGTTTACAGGATTTGCGGGTAGTGGTAAATCCACTTGTGTTGGATCCATGATCGAACATATAGGATTAACACCAGATGAAGTAATGTTCATGGCTCCGACAGGCAAGGCGGCGAAAGTGCTGTCCAGAAAACTAAAGGAGAGTGGTTGGCCGTCTGGTGCAACAACTATTCACAAAGCCATCTACATGCCTAAATCTGCACGTGCCGATGCCCTTGAAATACAGATAAAAGGGATTGAGAACCACGTATTATTTTTACGTACAAACGGAGACGCAGGCGCAAAACACCCCGATCATTCCATTGCTTCCATGGATGTAAAGACCGCAGAATCTAAAATTGCTGGTCTTATCATAGAGTTAGGAGACGCAATGAACAATGAGGGTCCGAAATTTAACCTAAAATCAGCGTCAGAGCTTCCTCCCGAAGTTAAGCTGATCGTTATCGATGAGGCTTCCATGGTGGGCACCGAAATCGTTGCGGATCTTGAATCTTTTGGTATTCCAATTATGGCCATCGGTGATCCGGGGCAGCTCCCTCCTGTAGGAGACTCTTGGGGCTTCGATATGGAAATGCCGAATGTGTTTTTAAAAGAAATACATCGCCAAGCTGCAGACAACCCCATAATTCGTTTAGCCACGATGGCCCGAGAGGGGCGCAATATTCCTATCGCTGATTATGGTGACGATGTACGCGTGGTCGCCCGCCGAAATGATGACGTCACGTTCAACATGAAACGCGATGCAATGGTTCTTGTTGGTACTAATAAAAAGCGTTGGGATGTCACAGCCAAAATCCGTACGGAGTGTGGGTGGGAAGAAACTGGACCAATGAAAGATGAGCCTTTACTGGTATGCCGCAATTCGAGACAGTACCCAGGACTGGTGAACGGAACGCTCCTTCGTTGTACAGAAGACATTGGAAATCTCAACAACGCGAGCGCCCGAATCAACTTGAAAGCCATTGATGAAGACGTTGGCGGGATGGAATATGATATATGGGCTACCCAAGGCCTATTCGAAGAACATGCATTCCGTAACAAGGGGTCACATTCTGCCCCCGACCGTGAAGCATTTCGTGCCAATAAAGAGTGTGAACATGTTGACTGGGGCCACGCTATCACGGTCCACAAATCACAGGGTTCAGAGTTTGAAGATGTGGCGCTGCACGACGAAAGTCCCGTGTTCCGCCAAGACGCGCAACGCTGGTTGTATACGGGGATAACCCGCGCCAGCCACAAATTAACGGTGATCGTATAATGTCAGAAGTAACCTATGAAACAATCATCGCAGATCAACGCAAAGTGATCCACGAACTTCGCCAAACAATTGTGGCGCAGGATATAGAAATCTCAGGACTCGAATCGCGTGAATCGGACCTTGAAGAAGAGGTCTACACCGTCACGACAGAACGTGATAATAACGAAATGCGTGCCGACGTACTGCAATACGAAATCGATGATCTTGAAAGACAGCTTGACGAAGTTCGCGACGAATTGTTCGAAGCCGAAGCTGCTTTAGATGCATCCGAAGGAGGATACTAATGCTTTTTGGAACAATCAATAACATGAGACCGGATCGTGAACCAGACTTCTTGATCGGTCCCGAAGGTGACCCATACATGGAACGCTGGTATCTCGTACCACGCAATCCTGAATTCAATATTTATTACCACCGCATCCGTTGTGTACCTCTGCGTCGCCCCGCCTAATTGGGACCCAGCAATTCGCTGGAAAGAGGTGCAGAACGGTACTAGACCCAGTTTCTTTGGAAAGGCAGACTACGAATGAAACGAGAAATTGAAGACTTCCAAACATGGATTTGGAACTGGATGCAGGAATGTTTCGGCACGCCAGAAGAGGTGGCGAAAGATCGCCCGATGCGCTTTTTTGAGGAAGCCTTGGAACTGGTCCAAGCAACGGGATTAACGAAATCTCAAGTGCTGGAACTGGTAGATTATGTCTATGACCGTGAAGCCGGAGACCCTTTCTCCGAAGTCGGTGACGTTATGCTGACGCTGGCAGGGCTGGCTTCATCACGCAACATCTCCATGGACAAGTCGGCGTATGCCGTGATGTATCGCGCACACAAGAACCGTGACAAAATTATCGCAAAGCGTAAGCTCCGCCCAACAGACGGCTCAGCACTACCAGTTGAATCGTAGTAATCACCCGCTACGCGGACAAACAGAAAGCCATAAATATGCCAACACGTGATGCCGTTTACCGCGCAATAAACACCGAACGCGCCTATCAAGATGCCCAACGTGGCAATGCGAAACGCCATGAAGGACAACCTGCAATGACACCCGGCGAGTACATTCTCTGTATGGAGAAATGTCTGGCAGATGCACGCGAGGCTTGGTACAAGCCAAATGGTGGCGAGGCATGCATGGAACATATCCGCAAGGTCAGTGCTCTCGGCGTAGCCGCAATGGAACGATATTCTGCACCTTTGCGTGGTAAAGTTATCCCACCTGAACAAAAGGAAGAATTCATCGAAAGACTGCGTGAATCAGGACTAATTACAGCAGAGCCACACGTAAACTGGATCACCCGCTACGCGGGAATAGGCCAAGACATGAAACCCATCCCCATCAAAGAAGCTGACTTGATCGCTTGCCAGTACGGCTGCGATCAGGTGATCATATACGCCCGAAAAGTGGGTCCTGATGGGGGGTGAGCATATGACAACCTATGGCGTCAACAAGGCACACTGTGGGGCTGCTGCAAAGATAGGCAACTTCCTTAAATACAAAATTATGGGATGGATAAAATGAAATATCTAAAATCTTTCATGTGGCACGCACGTCGTGGCGAAGTTTCTTGGCAGGCGCATGGCTTTCGTTTCCTACCATGGGCTGCACACCTAAACGGAGCCGACGACTTTTCTGGTGTTGAATACACCCGAATATTCGCGGGCTGGCTATTTCTTCAATTCAACTGGACACACGTATAATGAGCAAAACAGAAGTATGGATGCACGTCAAATCTGGCGGAGTATACCGCGTCAGCGGTAACTGCCTGATTGAGGCGACGATGACTGAGGCGGTGATTTATCAGAGCCTAGAAGATGGTCAGACGTGGGTGCGACCCGCCCACGAATTTTATGACGGACGTTTTGCCAACATCGATTCCGAAGGACTCAAGATAGAGATAATGGCAGAAGATGATTCAGATGAACTGTTTCTTCTGACAGGCAAGCGTCAACCAGAAGACTGGATGGGTCAACCCGAATTCGAAGGCGTCACGATTCACGACCCTGATGGATGGGATCGTGCCAACTGGGAAGAAAGCTGGTCCATCGCTTTGACCCTCGAAGAAATGCAGACACGCGTCTCTCGATGTACGGTGTCGATCACCAGAGACAGTCCGATGTATACACAAAATATTTGAAGGAAACCCCCATGACACAACGATACATTATCGCCAGTAACGACAGCGGGGACCACTTCTATATCCCCATCGAGAAACAAGATGAATGGGACGCGTGGCTGTTCTCCGAATTGTGGGAGATGGGCGAAACACCTGACTACGCGAGGCACATCGACGGAACCTTCACCTTCACAGACCCGAAAGTAGAATGATGGCATACGCAGGCATGGACAGCGACCACCAATCGTCGCGACCAAACATACTGATCCTAGGATACGCCCGCCACGGCAAAGACACTGTTGGTGAAATCCTGCGCGATGATTACGGTTTTAAGTTCACATCTTCATCCGAGTTTGTCGGACGCGAAGTCATGTGGGACAACTGGGGCTGCGCGGTGTACAAAGACTTTGATGAAATGTTCGCAGACCGTGTCAACAACCGTGTCTTGTGGATGCAAATGATCAGCGCGTTCAACACGCCAGACAAAACCATGACAGCAAAGACGATGTTGAAACGTGGATTCAACTTGTACGTCGGCATGCGCCGTCTCGATGAATTACAGGCATGTCAGGCGCAAGGCATTTTCGACGCAGTGATTTGGGTTGATGGTAGCGACCGCCATCCACCAGAAACAGGTTCGATGGATATTACATACGAGAACAGTGGCGCTGACTACCGCATCGACAACAACCGTTCTCTGGAAGACCTTCACCAGAACGTCGCTGATATTGTTCCTAAACTGGATCAAAAAACGTTTACAGTTTAGTGGAATTTACTGTATAACTAACTGAACATAAACGACAATCACGTACATTAAACCGGACATTTAGCCAGACAACATCGGCAAGGAACACCATGACAATCACAGCTAAAATAATCGCAGACAGCGTTGGACCAAAATCTCCACGCATTACCACATTTGAATTGCACTACCCGCGCTTCATTCATGCCGAATTAATGACCCACCGCATGTTCAGCCGTAACGCTTCGTCGTCCCGCGCCATTCCTGTAGAGCGTCAAATTGCCGCAATTATCGAAGACACGGCGATGCCCGTACACTGGGGGATGAACCAGTCGGGCATGCAGGCGGAGCAAGAAACTGACGCCGCTGTATTTGTCAACGGATTTGAATATTACGATGATGGTGATGATCGTTGTGGTCTGCTTGAACATAGAATTATGTACTCGGCAGAAGGTGCTTGGAACGAAGCCCGAGATCGCGCCATCGAAGTCGCCGAGGCATTTGTCGCCGCAGGTTATCACAAGCAAGTGGTCAACCGCATCCTCGAACCATTCTCACACATCAAGGTAGTTGTCACCGCAACAAACTACGATAACTTCTTCCACCTGCGCAGCCACAAAGACGCCCAGCCGGAAATCAAAGTTTTGTCCGATCTGATGATGGCAGCATATGCGGAATCAACACCGCGCGAGCTATCCAACGAGGACTGGCACCTGCCGTATGTGACGGACGCCGAGCTTGATTACATCCAGTCGGCGGAAAACCTTGTACATGACGCGGTGCCTATGACGGTGGACGATCTTATCAAGGTCAGCGTCGCTCGCTGCGCCCGTGTGTCGTACAAAACGCATGACGGTACACCAACATCCGTTGAAGCAGACATGGCCTTGTACGAACGCCTCCTTGGCTCTGTACCGCTACATGCATCTCCTGCAGAACACCAAGCAAAGATGGACACTTTAACGTACTTTGGTTGCAGCGGCGTAGATGTGGCTAAGTGGGAGAATGAACATTTGTCGGGAAACTTCGGCGGCGGGTGGATTCAGTATCGCAAGACGCTGGACCATGAATCCATTCGAACACCACAATGGGACGACGATATCTATGACTGATCAACTGTGTGAATACTTGAGAGAGTTTTTCGAAATTCTGGACCTAGTCGAGGAAACGGATTCGGGTGAAAAATTTCACCCAACATCCATTCACTCTTCCCGCACATCACATGTTGAACGCCTTTCTGTTATTCTCCCTCGAATGCGCCAATACATTAATGACGAGGAACGCGCTGATCAAGAATCTTTGGATGCGTTCGCCTTGGGGAGAACACATTGAGAGCCGCAATAATTCTTCGAGACCTGCGTGACGGTACGGTCGAGATGACGACAGAAATGGAAGAGGTCACATCCCTAGAGAACCAATCACCGCCTACGGCGGCGAGTGTTATGATGTTAGGTGCTATGGCTTTATTTGAAACGGGCATACTTGCGCAAGCGGGGGCTATTGCTGTCAAAGCCCTTGAAAATGAAATACCGCCTACGGCGGCAGTAAAGGAAAGATACGGAAATGGTGACACCGACCCGTGAAGAGATTGTAGCTCTCCGAGAGCAGGGATTAACAAGAGAAAAGATTGCCGAACATTTTGATGTGAGTATCACAACTATCCGACGATGCATCAAACAGTACAGAATCCCCCGCCCCTCAAAACAAGCCCGACGAAAGCGTGAAAGCCACCTATCACGTAATGGTGAGATCATCGTGCACCTAAAAGATGATCGATCCATGCTCGAACAGGCGCAAGAGATATTGGGGGATAGATTTACAGAAAAACGCCATATCGGGTACTTACTGGACGGTCGCCCCGCACACATCGACAGAATCATCGAAGCGGCGGGGCTTATCCCCCACAAATTATAACCGCACGGCCTTGACATCATTTAGTTTGACATCCTGATTTTTTCGAGGTAAATTACAAGTCTTACCCATTTTCGGGTTATCGCATACCACCTATAGTGTTGTCGTTCACGTAATCATCTTTGATAGAGGTGAATTTGACGTCACTATCCCATCCCATTTTCGGAGAATATCGAATGATTGAACAAAGCGCACGCGCTCAAATTGTAGAGCGTCGCACGTATCTACGCCCCACAAACAAAAACGGCACAGAATTTGAAACCCCTGATCAGGCGTGGCGACGCGTCATTGATCATCAGCGTTGGTTGTGGGAACGTGCGCAGGGCGATGCGCTTGATGCAGACCAAGCAGATGAACTAGAAGAACTTTACCAACTATTTATTGATCGAAAGGCTACCGTGTCAGGGCGTACACGCTGGCTGGGTGGAACAGATGTGGCGAAAGAACGTGAAGCCTCCCAATTCAATTGCTCATTCGGTGAAGTCCAGACCGTACATGATGTGGTAGATACAATTTGGCTTCTTCTACAGGGTTGTGGTGTCGGCTTTCGCGGAAATGTAGGAGTTCTGAACGGGTTCACTGCTCCCGTTGAATTGGAAATCATTCGTTCGACTAAGGTCCTCCCGCACGACGAAGCTGGAAATCCAATTTCTGATCCAGCTCTAAAAGGACGCCCTAACAACCGTGAGTTTTTTAATAAGCGTACAGGTGTATGGACGATCAAGGTCGGAGACAGCGCGGAGGCTTGGGCAAAGCTTTTCGGTAAAATCATGGCAGGTAAGAAACGTGCCAAAAAGTTGATCATTGATTTATCTGAAATCCGTCCTGCTGGTTATCGCCTGTCAGGTTACGGTTGGATCAGTTCTGGAGACGAACAGATTACGACGGCACTTCACGGTATTGTGGGGGTCATGAACAGAGCTGCGGGTGAACTTCTCACCGCAATCGATATTCTAGACATTGAAAATTTCTTGGGGACGATTCTGTCATCCCGACGTTCTGCTGAAATCGCTCTCTATCCATTCGGTGAGCCTGAGTGGAAAGAATTTGCAACAGCCAAGAAAGGTCACAACGAGAACGGGTTGTGGCATCGTGGTATGTCCAATAATTCGTTGCTGTTTTACCACACTCCAACTAAATCTGACTTACACGAAATATTTGAACTGATGGAGGATGCAGGGGGGTCGGAGCCAGGCTTCATCAACGCCATCGCAGCGCTAAAGCGTGCGCCACACTTTAAGGGTGTAAATCCCTGTGCGGAGATCTTGCTTGGGGACAAATCATTCTGTAACCTCGTAGAGGTTGCCGTATCCCGCTTCAATGGAGATCTTGCAGGACTTCACCGCGCAATATATTTGATATCCCGCGCAAACTATCGCCAAACCTGCGTCAACCTTAAAGATGGCGTGCTTCAAGAGACGTGGCACGAATTGAATGAGTTCCTCCGCTTGTGTGGAGTGGGTCTGACAGGGATTATTGGATGGGAAGGCCACACGAGTGCCGAACAGCTCGAAGGGCTTCGTACAGTCGCGCATAACGGCTGTGACAGCATGGCAGATGAGCTGGGACTACCACGCGCGAAACTGAAAACCACTATCAAACCATCGGGAACACAATCTAAAGTGTTTGGCCTAGTTGGCGACGAAGTATCGGAAGGTGCGCACCGTCCTCTAGGTAAGTATCTTTTCAACCGCATCAACTTTTCTGGTGCAGATCCGATGTTAAAAGCTTTGGAGGCGGCGGGGTACAAAACCGAGCCAAACCCATACGATCCTACAGCACGCTTGGTTGTGATTCCTGCGGAATACAGTAATGTAGATTTCGACACAGTAGAAGTTAACGGTGTCAACGTTGAGGTTAATATGGAGCCTGCTCTAGATCAACTTGAACGATACAAGATGATGCAGGATCACTACGTTGATCACAACTGTTCAATCACAATTTACTATGATTTAACAGAAGTGGAGACTATCATTGATTGGTTATTGGCTAATTGGGATTCTTACGTAGGTGTGTCATTTTTGTACCGCCCCGATCCTGTAAAGATGGTTAGCGATCCAGAAGGATACGCAAAAGACGCTGGATATTCGTATCTACCGCAAACGCCCGTGTCACAAGACGACTACGCAGCGTATGTCGTGACCCTAAAAGCAGTGAACTTCGAGGGCACTGATCAGGAAGGACTTCTAGATCTTGATGAATGCGCGGGGGGTGCGTGTCCGATCCGATGAACACGTGTGGGGTCTGCATCTAAATCACGCCGCATTTTCTGCGGCGTTTTCACTTTAAATTACTTTAACTCTTGTCCATTAGGACAATAAATGCTAGGAGAACTACCATGAGTGTACTATCGCTTGGAATTGGCATCTTAATCGGTGCCGCACTTGGTCCAGTAGCCCGCATGACCATCAACGGTTGGCGCAAATGGGCTATTGGTGAAGTAACTGATTTAGTAACAAAGGACTAAACTTATGCTCCCGACAAAACTACTTACGAACACTGCCACGCTCCCGACGCGTGGGTCCGAAACTGCCGCAGGATTAGACTTATATTGGGATGAGGCATCACAGTACGGGATCAATCAAAAGCCTGCTGCCACGTTCTTTCTCGACACAAACGAACGCGCGGTTCTTAAAACTGGTATCGCCGTGGCTATTCCTGACGGGTTTTATGGTCAGATCGCCCCGCGTAGCGGGCTAGCCGTAGCACACGGATTGGAAATTCTCGCAGGAGTAATCGATTCTGATTACCGTGGTGAGATAATGGTAGCTGTGTTAAACTCTGGCGAGTACCCTATAGCATTTAATCACGGGGATCGTATCGCTCAGATGCTAATACTGCCGTGTGAATTGAGCACGCCATGCGTAGTTGAAGATCTTGATGACACGGCGCGTGGGTCGGGTAAATTCGGTTCTACAGGACGTTGATATACCTATTAATTAAAGGGCCTTTCACGGCCCTTTAATTTTACCTGACTTCATCGCGTTTTGACGACGTATTTCTGCCTGATAATTACGTATTACACGTACTAATCCATCTTGACGATCCGCACAGGTTTCTAGTGCTCCGTGAAGCGCCAACGTCCATGCAGCGACAACACTTTGGGCTTCTGCACCAAGCGATTCAAGAGTTGCACGAGTAGGCGGTACGGGAATATTACAGGAAGCCATAAGCGTCTCCGGAACTTGTATATTTATATATACGGGTTCCACCACTGTCACTTCTTTAGGCACGGCGCACGCCGTTAAAAGGCACAAAACCGAAATACATGTTGCCAATTTATTCATTGGAAAACTCTCTAATTGTATCTAAAGCATCTAGTAGAACTGGGGCCACCGCACCGTTGTCTTCTGGATCCACTTGCAGAGCGCGCTGACGCGCAGATTCAATTTCTACAGATCGCTGTATTTCCGAATTCAATATTTCCTCCGCTACAGCCGTTGCCTCATTCGCTAAGTTAAGCGACGTTACGAGGCCATCTATTCTTATCTGATTTTGCTGAATCACTGTTCGCTGCATACGTACTTGATTCTCTAGCTCATATTTCTCGGCAATGAATAGTGTCGCCATATACACTACGTACATCAATACAAGTGCGCCGCCTAGTACGAGCAAACGTTTTGGATTGAACCAACTCAGTAAAGCTAAAATATTCATTACCCTTTTGCCTCTTCTTGCTTCGGAGGTGCATACGGATCTTCCTGACTGTCTCGTCGGAACATGTTTCCAAACCCGCCGTTGTAGTCAATTGACGATCCGCCCACATAGGCAACAGTTGAGATTCCTGCGAGACCTAGCGCGGCTTCCACATACAGTGTAATTAGCGAAGCCTGCGTTGTCAATAGTCCTAAACCAGCCAAGGCTGTGAACACGGTGGCAGATATTAAGGCGTATCCTACAACAAGAAATATGAAATAGGATCGTCTAGATCGGCTTACGGGTTCGGAGAGGACTTTATTAGTATCTTTAGACATTATTTATCTCCTCATGTGTCCGGTTCATGGGGATCTTCCCCATCGGTTTCATCTTGGGACTGAACCGAGTATATACTACCATTGCAGCGTGTGCCTGGGCGAGGGTTTTTTGGAAAAGACTCCACTGCAGCGTTAAAACGATTAGCAGCACCTTCAACCAGCGCGCTTATTACGGGGATATCCATTGTATCCACCTTGTATTCTTCGTTGGAATCGTCAATCTCAGGATCAGTAGTCTCTTCTAGATTTAAAATTCCTTGATTGATTATACTCGCGGCATTAATTCCATCTTTAACACGTCTAGTATTTTCTGTATACGAATGCTGTGCAGTGTACGTATCAACCACAGGACCACTTGCTTGGGCAACATCCAGTATATACTGGGCGTCTTTTAGCGCCTCCGTGGCGTGGTGGTGAATGGATTCTTTCAGCACAGCGCGTACAAAATACATCTGCTGCAGTGTTTCATCGATGGTGGCTGGGTCGGGTAGTAATGCTTTAAGATTCATCTATAAACTCTCACTCCATTCTATTTGTATGTGGCATGTTTACCACATAGTTTCATATCATATTCTATTTTTCTTCTTGCGGAAGCGTGACAATGATTTCGTTCTACCACAATGAACGCGCAATCGAGCACTAAGCAGCATATATTCCAAGCATAGGCAGGTGCATCACTGTCTCGGACGTGGCGACCAGTTCTGGCGGAAAAAGTCTCGTACAGGTCACCGCCAATAAGAAAATTAAAATACTTAGATAACACCGCTATTATTGCGATCCATTCCATGCCGGACTGACGCGCGCGGTAGATCGTAACGCCTCCGAGAAAAACAGCAATTAACGAAATCATTTTAATCCTTAGACGCGTTGCAGATATCCATTGTGTACCCAACCATCTCCGCTGATTCTAGTCCAGTTGCCACGCACATCTGTCGGTGTGACAAGAGAACCTTTTGAAAGAGAGTCCCCAATCTTTGCGTAGTTCACACCGGGGCCACTACGAACGTTAAGCGAGCTTGCGGTGACAGCGTAGGTATCAGCGTCTATGTCGCGCCCGCCCATAAGGTTATTATAGCGTTGCATTGGAAATGCGGGGCCAGGATCAGTCTTCCATCCGCGTGTGTCGATTTCTTCGTGGGTTACGATATCGAGAATGTTGTAGTCAGTAACGATTGCCGATGTGATGTCGTCAAGGGCCTCCAACTGTGCGTCTGTATACTGGGGCCAGTAAAGCGTCCCTGAACCTACACGACTGTTAGCAGCTTCGATCATCGGAGGCATTTGGTCAGGACGACGGACGATATTGTTGCGAACGTAATTACCGTCTGTATCGCGGCGAAACCATCCCGCGTTCACAATTTCTATGCCAATTGAATGACTATTCAATCCGCTGTATCCCATGTGGCGGGAAGGTCCAGCATGCCACGCTTTGCGGTTAAAGGGAACGTGCTGATATAAGGTACCATTTAGGCCAAGTGTTAAATGTGCCGATACACCTGAACCACTTCGAGTCAAGGTATTGACGGCAGACTCCTCTGTAAATCCTGCGGTGTAATGCATGACGATGAATTTTGGTGAGATCACACCGCTTTTATTCGGGGAGGGCGAATCTATTGAAGGTGTTATTTTATGGTTTGTGATTTGCATCAGTGTATTTCCTATAACTTTACGGCGCTGTATCGCCATCCAATGTCCACGTGTCCGTCGCTACTTTTGTTATGCGGCATACCGAATATTGTGTACGTGTTGTCAATTGTCCCGTAGCTCGAAGCGACACCCCGACCTCGGCGGCGAAAGTAATTTGGCCTGTAGAACCCTGTTCAAAACTGATCACGGTGCCAATAGGGATGATGTCAGAAGCATCTACCGAGATATTATACGTGTACCCTGTTGCGTTGTTTGAAATTATATACGCACCAATGTCTGTTTCAGCCGATGTACGGGATGTGTTCGCAGCGGATTCAGTTACAATGGTCAGTGGTGGTGGAGTACTTCCCGCACCCGCACCCGCAACCGCGACGACATTAGTTCCATCAGCATACACCATGACCCCCTCTCCTGTCGGAATTGTCACGAACGCGCCGACACCGTGTGTGATTATTGCGGTTTGCCCCGATGTGTTGATGAACGCCAACATTCTATTTGTGGGTATGGCGGGGGATCCAACTGTTGCGGGGATCGTCACGGTATATGGAACAGTCGCGTCTTGCAGTAACTGCACCCCAAACCCTAGTAACTGGGATTCCACCAGTGCTATATTCACATCAGAACCAATCGTAATAATACTGGAACGCTGGATGGAATCTTCTAGTTTTACGATGGCGTCATTGAATAACAAAAATTTGTTGTTATCGGATTGGGCCATCAAATCGGTTTGTAGTATAGGTGTTTTACCTAGTGGCATCGTGTAACTCCTGCGGATGTGTTATTTTTGTACGTGGTGTGGTGCCCATTGTCAAGTAAATGTGGTTATGGGGCCAGTTCTCCGCTGGCTACAAAGCCGCGCCCTACTTGGGCACTGACCTGCGCCACCGCAATATTGATAGGATCGCCTGTTGTAAGCCCTGCCGCGATTAGTTCCTCGGCAGTTACGGTATAGTTAGGGGAAGACACCACGCGTTTGAGCGAATATGTTGACGCATCGTCCGGATCAAAAGCATCCAACGCCGCTGTACCCTGTAGCAGTAAATAGAATTCGTACGATTCACTGTCTTCGTTCAGCGGTACTATTTCCACGTCACTCACGAACATGTTCCACTCCCCACCAATACGGGTACGACGTTCCCACGATACGGTTAGGGTCTCCCCCGAAGTGGCGCGGCGAATTCGTGACGGAGCATACGGACGCAAATCACGTCCCTGCCATGTGGTTGTGACCGTAGGTGTAGAAGCGAGAAGTCCTCCTATGGATACGGCTCTAAAATATTCGGTTGACCCCAATACTTCCAGTGGATTGGTTTGTGACAAATATGCGGATTCATTTACAAATAAGAAATATTCTCCGGGTACGTGGGTGTACGCGGCATAATCTGTACCGCGCAATCCGCGTGATATATTACTTATCGTTATGGAGTTATCACTATTTATTACAACATCTTGGAATTGAATCAGTTCTCCTTCTCCCGTGTGAGGGTTCCACACGAAGGCGCGATTAGCTTTATTGTTTATAATTTCATCACGAGTAACCGACGCGACGTCCTCATTATCCACCGACAACAATATTGTAAGGGTGTTTTCAGTATCTGTGCACCACAACGCGCGCGGTGCTTTCAGCACATTCTGACATTGCCCCCACGTGATATCTACATTTGATGAATCAAAACTTTGATACTGTGTGCTGTTGAAAGAGGCGTACAAGGTCGCGGACAACCATTGGGTTGTTTCGGAGCCTACTGCCGTGTAGTAGCGGAACGCGGATCGGCCTAGATCGTGGTAATCCTCCAGTAGTGGTGTATCTAGTACGAACAGTTCGGTGTGTACGGGCGTTAATATTCCATTTGACGGAACGCTCCCCGTAAGTAAAGGGGACAACGTACTTGCCGTATATACCGGATCCCCTGAACGTGAGGTCTCCATCTCTATCTCGAAATTTGCTCCGACTGTGGATTTTCCTATTCTATCTGTAATAGTTCGCCCATCGTTAAACGCAATATTAACTACGTCCCCCGGATCCAAATCCAAATGAGACCAATGTGTTTGGGTTTTACCAGAGTCGCGGGACTGCCACGCCATAAATAATATACGCTGTGCGATGTCTGCAGCTTCTGGCTCGGTGAATACTATAGGTATTTCCACATTGTCCGTTTTATTGGAATGCATTACCTGCACAGGCTGTGACACACGTCTAAACTGCGCCGTACCTTGCTGATAGTCGCGGTCTTGATCATTGTATACCACATTCACCTCAACAGGCAATCCGTAGTCAGGCGCACGTGATTCTAAAAAGTTAATTGCACCTGTTGGGCCGTTCAATGTGCCTAGATCATCCTCAAATATAGTACGCACGGGGGTTACTGTTCTGTCACTGAATTTTACCGTATAGTCACTTTCTATTCCATCAACAAAGTAAGCTAGGAGAAGTTTTTCCAGAGCTGCTCGGCCTGTCGACGGTCTGCCGACAGTGTATCCGCGCACAAAATGCTCTGGGGCAATTCCGCTGACGTCATATTCGTCAGCACGCATTCCAGTGCGCGTGCATATGGACGACACCACGCGTTGCAACGTATTATTAGTCTGATACGTGGAGACTGAGCTGTTTTTTCCTAACTCGATTTTGTATGGAGATCCGTCTACCCATGTATAAAGGGTGTCTCTAGCAGATTCGTATATCTGCACATCCGCAGTAGCGTTTCCTGTTAACACGCCTGCGTACACGGTTTCATCCCCTGTAATGAGGTCAATTTCTGCTACAGACGCCTCGTGGGCGTAAACTATTTTACCGTTTGTTATCGAAGATCTTTGAATACCGGACTCAGGCATTGGAGGTGGTAGCGTAAGTGATTTTGCATATACCAACGAGCCGTTGGGGGTATACTTACGAACCTGTCCCGCAGTAGTTCCGACGCGGAATAGCGTGTAAATACGATTTTCCGAAGAATCGTAAACGACACTGGACACCGTTCTACCATCGAGAGAGAATCTATCTGTTACGGTGTCGCCGTCTACAGCCACCCCCGAAGAATTTCTACCAAGTAAGGTAGCGAAACTGACCTCACCGCCCCACTCTACCTCGGCTCTCACTAACTGCCATCTCGTATCGTCATGCGCAAGAGCGTACACCGTGCCTAACCCCGCACTACACATCGGACCATCGCCTATAAATCTGACGTTACCGCGTAGGAAGTCAAGCACATTACGAGCCTCTGATTCAGGGCCACCGTATACACGCTGTAGGTTGGGCGTATCTGTGCGCAGGGCGTAAAAATATCCACTAGGACTAATTCCCGCAAATAACTCGGTATCTGTACGCGTTCCTAGAGACGCCCCGAAAGTTATTTCAGACACGCGATTATCTAATGTGTGTAACTGTCCATCGTCGGAAACCGCGCCAGTGATTAAGAGCGACGTGGAGCTTATCTTTCCTAAAATAGTTGTCCCGGTGTCGGTGGTTAATTTAGTTACCATGTCTCCAGTATCGGTTTCCCCAATTATTTGAGAGACGGCGACGGATCCTACCTCCCCCACGCTCTGTGTGGCAGGTCTATTCAAAGTCTCCGACCCAGCAATGGAGGAGAACTTTCGCAGGCGGTCTTCTGATCGAACTATAATAATTCCGCGCCCCGAATCTACCCCAACACCATTTAGAGGGACAGCGGTGTTTGAAGAATTCTCTAGGACAGTCACTTGGCGCGGTCCTCCATCCGAATCTGCAATAGATTGTGGAATGTCCCCCCACGCAATTTCTGCTGTTATGTTCGGAATTCGGTTACCAAAGTCCTCCAGAGGCATGTTTTCAAATACAATCATACACGTATCGCGATACGCAGGTGTAAACCCGTAGTCATTTGGAATCCCTTGAGGGGCGTTTGCTTCTAATTCTTCCAAATATGTGGCGTATAGCGACGCGCGAGGGTCTCCTGCCGCTGCCGCGATCTGAGCGTCGTTTACAAGATCAAAAATAGTTCTAAAAGAAGCCTGTTGACCACTCCCTTCGTTTACGTCAGGAAGTCCTTGTAGACGTCGATTGACAGATTCTTGTATTAAAGGATCTACTGCTTGGTCCGACGTCCCTTCATAGAAACGGAATTTATATTTGTCGTTTTGTATAGCGTCCGTGCCGCTGACGTCGTAAATAAGTTTTCCATCGGCCCAAAGGCGCAGGATATCCGCAGCTCTGCCGCGCCCGAAGGCTGAGGCGAAGTTGGCAAAATATGAGTAAGTGGATGAGGTTCCAGCACTTCCTCCACCCTTGCCGCCTCCTTCTATTTCCTCGGTCGTTTTTACTTCTTTAAGTCCGGCTGACCAAATTATATTACCAGCAGAACGTGTCACACCGTAGTGCTCCGGCAACGTTTTACCAAGCGTAGAGGTCGCAACGTCAGTGTCACCAACACGCGGTCCTTCGACATTCGGTCCGTCCACCTCTGGTGCGAATATAAATCCGCCCAGTGCAGACCCAATAGAGAATCCTACCCCTGATAAGAGTAATGGTGCGCCGATTATGGCACCCACAGTACCGAGCGCGAGACGTCCAAAACTACTAGACATATTCTACATCCTTAAACAAGCGAACAGAGACTAATCGGTCGCGCAATGATGGAAATGATTTTCCAAATGATTCTTCGTGACATACACGACGTGGCTTACATTCAGCGTGAATTACGTACAGGTCTCCATTATCGTGTTGTGAAAATATTCCTGTATGACAAGGCATGACGGTGTCGTTAAATACGCCTATTGCCCCATGCATCGGTCCGTTCAAGTCTCCTTGATCGGTAAACGTTTCTATTTGTTGTATGAACGCACGTGCGGGGTTTCGTCCGTATCCTTTCAAATCTTCGTGAGGTAGATTAAAATGTCTTGCAGTCAAAATTAAAAGACCCGCACAATCCAGTGTAGGGGGCGTGCCCTCGCCACGTCCTTGGTGACGCCACTTACATCCAAGCCACGTTCTGGCGTATTCTACTATATCGTTTGCTGGTGTCATTGGCGCGCATCCGGATAACGGTACAAATCGTCTTGTCCAGGAACATCTGGATAACCGCGAAAATTTATTATATTTTTAAAAATAGCTGCACATGATATACGGGATTTATCACACCCCGGATATACGCGGAAAAGGTCCCCTGCCTCGACATTGAACGGCATGGAAAGAAACAATTCAAGCTTTCCGTCAGCTTGCATCCAGTTTTTCACCTCCATGGAAGCTCCCTTGTTTGCACCTGTTTCGAAAGTTACAACCCCTCCGTTAAACCACGCATCGACCGCACGTGTATCCTCCACGATTGCCGTGAATACACGCGCGCCTTCGGAAGATGTGACAAGCCCCCCACGTGAAAAAGAATCATCAGCGCGTGTGAACGTTGCTCCCCCGTCTACGATAGTATCCACACCCAGAACAGGTAGTGTAGTTCCGGTAGTACCCGCCACCGTGCAAGAATAATAGGTGTTTTCGGATAAGATGCTCGGCATTTCAACACCAGTACGGTCTACGGTCCAGCCAAACACACTATCAAGATAGTTTCCAGTACTGGTAGCATCGAAGCAGATTTGTACGTAACGAGCGCCTACAGGGATAGGTCTATTAGCCAATTCACGTAGTATCCACACATCCCCCACATTCTCAAATCCAGTTCCTATTGTGGACACATGTGGGGTGTGTATCATAGCTGATGCTACTGGCGCGATGGTGCCTCCTTCAAAAGCGTTTAAGCCTGTATTTACAGTAACGGTTCCTGTTACAGCAGCGCCATCCGAATCGTTAAAACGCCAGTAATGAATCAGTCCTTGCGTTGTTTCGGAAATAGTTTTCTTCATGTTATCGCGAATTTCGTAACCCGCTCGAACCACATCCCAGACACGGAGTTCATCATATATGGCATCTGTGGTTCCCGCCGTGGTAGCCATCAAGAAATCTAGTGTAAATGGGTCCGTGTATCCAGATGACTGGCCTTTCTCGATTCCATCTATGTACGTTGTTACCTGCCCATCCGACGCGCGGCGAGACACTGCAACGTGGTACCACTGTCCAACATTTAACTCTTGTGAAGATGTGCCGTAAGACACGCTGCTTGCGACGCTGATTTTGTGAAATAATCTAGGAGGATTAAAACGAATATCCGCGTACTCATCCGCAGTTGTTTCTGCGCCGCCAATCCCTGCAGCAGATGCATCGGCGGTTGCGTTTAAGTATACCCAAGCCTCTGCGGTAAAATCGCCGCCCAGTACAATTGGAGTGCTTGCCGTCATTTTCGACGCGCCTGCGAGCACTGCTCTACCGTATCCCAGATCTCTCATATCACAATCAAGGAACTGCATACGAAAACGACCAGCACCGTCGGTGTCACGACGCCATCCATACAGGGTTGCAGTTGCCTTGTTGTCGTCAATAGTTTTCGCTGCTATCCCAATGGAATCCACTAGATCGATGTCCTGAATGATATCTGTAACGCCGTCCCCACCTCTTAGAACATGGGTTCCTTGTACTGGTTGGATATCAGGAAACGTGGGATCAACATTTCCAACAGATCTCCAGTACACAGAAGGCGTAGGTTCAGCATCACCAACCTGCTCAAAACTGGCGTCGCCGATGGGCATTTTTCTATATGTTCCTACGTTATCTTGCTGCCCTGCATTGGGAGCAATGACAACATCTCCCACCTCATAAGAAGTATCACGCTCCATTTGACCGCGCGGAATTGGGATACCACAGGATCTTTCGCCTAAGTCGAGACGACAGCTCGACGTAAATATGTCTGTGTACGTGTAGCCCAATCGCTGCATCAGTCCGCGTAGTTCGACTTGGTACGTCCCGTTAGGCATAGATTGGACGTCGCCGAAAAACCCGCGACGCATCTTCAACTCCCCAGAAACGCCACCTTGCCACGAAGTGACAAAAATATTCACTTCTGCATTGTCGAATAGTCCTGCTTGTAGTTCATTTTCTGGTAGCACAAGCTGGTTTGCTACTCCGGTTACTTCTAGATTATCTACCGACAGTGTGGCGGTGCTTTCAATGGCGGTTCGTCTGTACGCCCCAATTGATAAGTAGCGGTCTCCACCCTCAACGACGTCTTCGTCAGAGTCCGTGAAAAACAGTTTAGATCCATTTGTACGTGTTATTCTCCAGCACGTGCACAGCGTGGTCACCTCTTGGTTTAGGTGTGTCTGGAGTGTTGTCGGGACGGTTTTCATTATAGTATCTCAATCAAAGGTAAGCCGGATATATTAAGTTGTTGATGATCATCATACGACACGTTTAAGAAGTCGGAATCAAAGCGAACAGAAACATCAAATTCTGCGAAAATAACTGTGCCCAGAGCGTTGGCGGGCGGGGGGACGACGAATGATATTTCTCCTGTGGATTCATTTATAAAATAATCCTGATTGTCAATTAGGACTACACCATTTACTGCTATCACCGCTGTCCCCACTACGGGTTTTCGTATGATACGGTCAAATATATACCCACCAGAATTATATCGCTTGAATAGCTGGAACCTCTGCTCGATACCGTCGCCCACTAAAAAATTTTGGTTGGATATAGTAAAATCAGACCAATCTTTATAAAGAAACCCAACACCTCTCCCGCGCATGCCATAGAAAAAACTCTCCACGGATGCAATGTCGTTAGGAGGTACGTGGTCAAAGGATACTTCGAATTCGGAACGTATGCTGTCCCACTCGATCTCTGTGGAAGTAAGACCACTGTCCACCTCGAACACTGTTGTTTTGAACCCAGGCCCGCCGGAGGATCCGTACGAAACACACTCCGGAAATCGCTGTGCAACGAATGGAATCGTTGTTATAAGATCCTCGTGTGGGGGAAAGAATGATTGCATCACCACCGCACCTTTCTGTGCCGTAACAGTCGCGTGTAGCGCTCCCGAGCCAGACACAGCGTAAGTATTAGAATCAACCGCAGCCGCAGGGTTTACCAATGGAACGTAGCTCTGCGTACGCTGCAAACTGGAAGATGGCGCTAAAACGGCCTGTGATCCAAATTTTGATACGGTGCCAACGGCGGAGAAGGCACTTAGAGAGTATCCCTTTAAATCAGAAATGGCACTGTGATTAGTACCCACAACGTATCCAGTGTTACTGGGAATTTCATTAGGCATTATATTACCTTACTATACAGCACGCACGCCCGACTGGAGGCCTGAAAGCTGTAGTTGTGTCCACGGTTGTCCTGTCTCAGGATTTATGCGATACTCAGTGACATAGCTGTTCGGAGCAATATTGTTTGATCCAAGGCTCACGTCGGCGTCATAATCTGTGATCCCAATACGAATAAAAGGCTGAAAATCCCCGACCACTCCTGCTACATCGGTCTGTGCCACCGTGTTTGTAACGAGTCCGTAAATGACTTTATCACTAAGATCAAATTCTGGTGTTGCAAAAACCCAGCTCTCACGTATGCCAGATGTAGGTGCAGAAATGACCGTGGATTGGTCATAACCTAGATCATCAATGTTGGTGTAGTCATTCACAAATTCGTTATACTGACCCACCGCAGATGGAACGAGGGTCGCTAATTCCATCCCAACCGTGGGTAACGAATCTGTGACGATCACATCCTGATAGTACATCTCGTCGTGCGATCCGTTTGTATGGCGGGGGGCCAAAAGTAATTGACTTAGTGGAGGCCACCCTGTAGGATCAGTGTTTACTTCTTGAAAACGCAGGACTTCATCAATATACACGGACATAGTCATCGTGTCGTACAAATCAGTTGTTGTAGCACGCTGAAATCGTATATCGTAGTTGTTGAATTCATTTGGGGCTGATGTGAAGATCTCTGCGTTGGGCGTTTCCGCGTCGGCGACTCTTTTTCGGCGATATATTTGTGACGGTCTGTTAGTGGAGAAATCAATATTGGCGTCAACCAGCGACAATAGTGTAGTACCGTCCGATGCTCGTACTGACAGCCACGGAAGTCCGTCTCCGGTATTGCTGGTGGTACGCGGTCCGGCGGCGCGGACGTGTACCCAGATATCATCCGTCCCGACCCATTCCTTAAACATCTGCTGGCCCGTGTTAACGCGCACTGACCCGCGACGTTTATCGTCAGCACCCAAGGGATCTAGTGTGTTCTCGAAAAGTGCCCAATCACCCTCTGCACCACAAACAAGTATTGTCATATGTTATTTTCCTTCTTTCATCGGAAACTACCACACAATGTGCGGATAAGTCAACCTGTGACGCTGTATGGTCCAGGCACTGTAATTGCATTAAAATCTAGGTGACGTGCGCGTCCCACAGTCAATCGGACAGAATCGATCAAACCCTGATACGCCCCCGTGCTTGCTGCAGGATTTGATGCGTGGCCAACAGTTAATAGTGTAAAGACGTCGTCGTTTACTTCCGAAAAGTCCTGTCTAGAAGCCACTACCTGTCCCTTTATACGCATGACGTACCAATTATTTGTAAGTCGATCTACCGTGATGTAATCGAAGTCTTCTGCGACACCGACCGCCCATGGGAAGGTAAGTACAACTCGTTCATCTGTTCCGTCAGTAGATACCGCAAACTGTATCTCTTGGGTTTCCTTTTTATAGCGAAGTTCCCAACAACGGTTGTTATTTATTTCGTCCCATTTTCCAATGATCTGTTGGGTGTTTTCTCCGCCTGTCTCTGGCGGGTGTTGTGCAAATACCTCTAACGTGAACGGCTGTAGAGGTGATAGATTGAACGGGGTTCCGGGGGTTTGTAGGCGTCCATCTACGCCTGCACTGAATGATCCTGAACCACTATGCGACACCGTTTCGAGCGTCGCTGGTGACGTCAAAGTTACAGGAATACTTAAATCCGAATTATCTACGGTAGTAGTAGGTGTTTCAATATCATCAAAATTTAGCAGTAATCTAACTTTGTCGAAATATGGGTCGGAGATATTATTAGCTTGATTGGGGGCAAACACCTGTCCAGACGTAAATGGTGCGCGAACCGTAATTAAATCTAATCTATTTAGTGAGTTATTGTTGTACTGATCAATTACATTTTGAACAGAATCTTGGGCGAATCGCACTGGCTCATCGAATTCCAGTGTGGAGGCATATATAGGAACAGCATATCCAGGCGCTTGATTTAAGGCAATCTCACCTTCATCGTAATTTACGTTGTAGTCAATACCCTCTACGAGGGCACCTACTGCGCCGATACCAACACCCGTTACAGTTCCTCTAACAATCTTACGCAGACGTTTATACTGACGTGCGCCTTGAAAGCCATAAAACTTCCAAAGAGGTAGACTTGTCGATGTACCATCCCCAGTGGCGATGGCTTCGTTAACTACTTGGAAATTTCCCCAGTTCTTATATCGGAAAGCGTACGCCTGTCCTTGGCGGGCGTTAAAAAACTCAAGAACCTGCATCATCTGTTCGTCGGTTTTTATTCCGTAGGCAACGTTGAATCGCATCATCGGTTGAGACCATTCAATGTTGCGTTTTTCGTACCCTCTGTGTGAGGTGAATACCTGCGTCTTGAATTCTGGTCCGCCCTGCGATCCAAAGCTTACATCAGTGGGGAATCTAACATTATGAAAACCTAGTGCCATGTTTACGCCTTAGCAATTTATATCGCCCCTGTCAAGGGATCATGTATTCGCTCTAAGAGCACGATTAGCAGCACCAGCCGCGTCAGCGGCGGTTTGTGATTGAGAGCGTCGGAAGCTGTCAGAGTCTGGTGTCGTGATATTGAACGATTGATTTATTACAGTAGAACCACCTCCTACACCACCTGCATCCCCCAAGTCAACAGGAATCTTTCGACCCCCTGACAACGGTACAACTGCTTCATTGTCGTGCAGCATTGCAGGTATTCCCGAAGTGTTCGCGGTGCCGCGACTAAAGTGTGGTGCGTTTTTGAATGCAGATGCGGGTACGGATTGAGTTGCAACTGGACTTGTAGACATCCCTCCTTCCGAGAAGAACCCCGTGGCAAAGGATAGTATAGAGTCTAAACTTCCACCACCGCCTCCGCCGCCGAATAAGCCACCGCCTTCGCCGCCTCCGAAGAGTCCTAATAAACCCCCTCCACCGGGCGCACCTGAACTGGATGCAATTGCTGATCCCATCGCAGATGCCCCTGTACGTGACGCTGTAACAATTTTGTTGTGCATATTACCTGCCCCAGACGTTGCAGCAGTTCTAACCTGTGTTCCCATTTGAGTCGACGCGACTGTTCCGCCCGTCTGTAAGCCTGTCTTTAATTTCGCCGCAGCTTCTGAGCCACCGCTTTTTATGTCGGTGCGTAGTTGTCCAGACACTCCTGTGAACGCTTGCTGGATTGCGTTAGCAACCTGCTGTCCTCCAAGGTTGTGGGCATTTTGGATAACAGCCGACTGGTCTGCCGATGCAATATCTATTCCGCCCGTGTCATCACCCGTAGAAGCAAAGGCTCCGCTCAGTATCCCACCCAGATCAAAACCATTTTCACCTCCGCCAAATAGTGTTGCCAACTCCTTAACGGCTTTATCCGCAACAATATCGGATACCGTGCTCAAAATTGACTCTCCTAAAGCTTCGAAACTAAATTGACCTGTTTTGATAAAGTTTGAAATAGAATCACTGAGTGATTCGAACACGCCTACTTCGATTTGCTGCCCAGCTTCGCGCCATGCAGGGACACTCGCAAGCCACTGCTTTACAGGGTCATTTGCAAGCGCTTCCATTTCTCTCTTGAGTTCTTCCGCAGCGCGTGCCTGACGCAGGAATGCGTCTGCTTGCTCGTCGGAAGTAATTACACCTAAACGCTGCGCTTCAATTAAAAGACTAGCGGCTTCGGTGGAAGACGCTCGTCCAGTTGTAACGAGTGACAGTGCGATTGACTCATCCTGCAGCCCTAAGACGTAGTCTTTAAGCGCTTTTTCGGCTTGTTCGTATGCTTTCTGTTCTGCTTCTAGCGCTTTAGCAGCATCTGATTTACCGCCTTTACTACCGCCTCCACCACCGCGTTTGCTACGCGGGCTTTCACGACGCGCCGCTGCGCGGGCTTCATTGTTCTGAAAAATCGACGTTGTTGCGGCTTCTCCCTCTGCCATGATTTGGGCACGTTCATCGTACAATTTCACAATCTCTGCGTTGATGGGGGCGAGTTCCGCACCCATTGCGTCACCTGTTGTAGATAGGCTTCGTATTGTGTCCTCGGCTGCTGCTATTTCTTTATTTACTGCCGCGACTTCGCGCGCAGTGTTACCGAAGTTTTGATCTTGGAATACTGCACGCGCCTCGCCTTCAAGCGTGGATAATTCTACGCGAAGACGGTTTTGTTCTCGGAAATCAGTTGAAATGTCTGAAACGTTTGCCTGCGCCGACGCAACCACCGCAAGCGCCCCTGCATATTCGTATGCGACTGCGGAGGCGTTGCTCATGGCACCGCTCGCTCCGTTTACGTTATTGCGTAAATTCTCCTGCGCCGCAGCAGTTGTATCTCCCTGCGCCTGTAGATTCAATAAGGAATTTACGTACGCTTCCGCTTCACTGATTGCCTCTAAGGCGGCTGCTGCATCTTCTCTGAGACGGCGAGAAAGCGAATCATTATCAGCGACTTGCTGTGCCTTAGCGCGTGCCTCTTCCAAGTGGGCTGCATACTCATCGATGGATTCTTGCGTGCCGTCGAACGTCAGTCTCAGTAGTTGTAAATTAGTTACAAGTTCATTTACGCGTACACCAGAACCATTTAAGTTAGAAATACGCTGCATACGCTGTTCAAGCTGGCTCATTTGGCTGACTAAACCAACGATAGGACCGTTCGCCAGCCCATCAAATGCAGCGGCTGTCTCGGCTGACATGTTATTTAAATTGCCCTGCCCGGTGATCAGCAGTTCTTGCGCCGCAAAAAGCTCTCCCTGTTTTACATTGAGATCTGAAAGTGTGCCACCCAGATCTCCAGCGATTGTGTCGGCTTCCTTCATTGATCCACTGAACGTTAGGATGGCCTGTCCCAGCGGATTCAAGGTGTCGCCCAATGTTTTCAGCTCGGAAAAGTTGTCCCCCAATTCTCCAGAACCGTTCAACGCGTTCATCGCATCCGAGATTTCATTAACCTTGTCAGCCGCTTCTGGGGCAGTCAGGTTCATAGCCAGAAGGTCTTCTACAAGCGTTGTTAATCCAGAAACCTCTGCAGCCGCTCCCGTTCCCTGCGTTGCTTCTGTTAGATCGCGCATATTGTCAGCGAGATTAGTCAAAAACGTTCCGGAAGAAGCCAGCTCCTCAATTATAACGCGTCCTTCGGATAGCGCGCCAAGGGTTTGATTTAATCGATCAAACGGTGTAAGCTCTCCGATCTGACGAGCAGTATCCAAGAAATCGAAGCTTGCTGTATTCATGCGCTGCATAGCTTTTTCATACTGCGCGGATGTATTTTCAGCAGCATTACCTGCATCACTGAAAATGGCAGGAAGAAGCGTTAAGGCGGTAAGTGCCAGCCCGACTGGTCCAGTTAGAAACGCGAAAGATCCGCGCAGGAGTCCCATACCTGCACCTAGAAGTCTAACTTTACCTGCCGCGCCTGCGGATGCGCTGCCAAACAATGTAGTAGCTGCTGCCCCTGCAGTCAGTTTACCTGTAGTAGTGGCCATTTGCGTTCCGACAGCAGCGGCGGAGCGTCCAAATAATAGGTGTGCGGCTACCGAAACCTTCGAGGCTGATCCCATCGCGGTAATTGCGGTAATTGCTAAGCCAATTTGACGTACAAGGATACCCCCGAACACGGTTTTAGCTACAGTGGCGATGGTATCTAAATGTTGCACGATAAACTGGGCGGCGTCTCCGACCATGCGTGCCATATCTGCCATCCCTTGACCGATGCGGCGGGCGACTTCCTCTGCCTCAGATGAGCGCAACAGTGTTGTTAGGTCTTTAAATTGTGAGGATAATTCATCTAAGAATCCGCTACTCGACACTACTTCCAGCAATTTAGCAAATTCAACTTGTAGACGGCCTAAGTTGGATCCGGCTCGGTTGAACGTACGCTCCAACTGCGATCCGACAACCTTATCTAATTCACGGGCGAATTTGGGCAGAACCTCTGAGGATACAAGCTCCCCCGCTTTAAGCATATCCTGTAATTCACCTACGCCCACGCCTAGGGCATTCGCCATGATAGATACGGCGCCAGGTAAGCGTTCACCGAGCTGACGACGCAGCTCTTCGGCGGAGATCACCCCTTTTGACATCATTTGCTCTAGGGCTAAGAAAGCTAGACGCTGATCCTCAGTACCTTTACCAAGAACAGCCATGGCGGTCGATACGGATTCGAATATTTCACGGGTTTGGCCAGTTTCAACGCCTGCAATTTGTGCCGAAACGGCGAACTTTGAGAACGCATCGCGGGACGCGCCAAGGTTTGTACCGAGACGGCTTGCCATTCCATCAATAAACTCTAGGTCGCTGCTTGCGGCAGCAACGGATCCGCTCGCCACTTCCATCGTAGTTTTAAATTGCTCAAGGGCGTCGCCAGCTTGAAATACACTAGAGGTGAATGCGCCGATGGTGATCGCTCCGAAAGCATTTCGCAGTAGTGATGACGCTTGAAATGTGCCGTTCAGTGCGTTTTCAAATCCACGCATGCTTCCAGCCGCTGTTTGGAAATCGCGGGATGCTTGTCGCGCAGCTCCGCCTGCATTGCGGATACCGCCTGCAGCGTTATTACTTGCACCGGATACACGACCAACAGCGCCCGTTAGTGCCTGCGCCTGTGCGGATGTGCGCCCAAAGCTATTGGCGGTTTCTAGCGCTTTTACTTGTATCTGCGTAAGCGTGCCTCTGAACGTCGCCAGCGAAGCGCGAGCACGTTCTGTGTTCCCTGCCAGACCTGTTGTAGACACTTTTAACTTATCGTACGCCGCTGTAACTAATTCAGCCCCCGCAGCGTCTCCCGAACGGAGTAATCGCGCACGTAATCGTTCAGACGCAAGCTGTGCTGCGCCCATAGATGCAGTGAATTGGGCCTGCGCGGCGGCGGCGCGTTGTGCTGCAGTGGTTTGTTTTGAAAGGCCTGCGACAGCTTCATCCGAGCCTGCTTTGGCGGATTTACCTGCCGCACCGATTTCCTTACCCGCTGCGCGTGCTGCAGTTCCTGCCGCTTTAGCTTCGGCTTTTAGTTTGGTGAACGATCCCGCAGAATCTCGATCAAGATCCATTACTGATTGCTGTACTTGTCGTATAGCCGCAACAAATTGCTTGCCGCCAGTTTTCGCAGCGGCAGCGTTGATAATCAGGCGGAGTTCATTGGATTCCATTTATCGACTTCGTCCTGTGTTTTTTGCGCGGCGCGCGGATTGGTCTTGCTTCTTCTGCATTTCTTCATGTTGTTCCTGTTGTTTCGCGTAGAAATCATGTAGAAACAGTCGATCTAGTTCTGGAATGAAAAGAAGTAGTTGTTCACGATAGGTGGTTTCGATGCGGTTGGTTAGCTGCGAGTACGCCTGCATCGCTTCAACCGAAATAGGCTGTGGTCCATTTGGTCCCACTTGGCGGCGCTCGTTCAAAAAACAGTACGCACCCCATACCCAGAATAAATCTGGAAACAGGATAGGAACTTCTTCTTTTACTGCCTTTTGTGCGGGCGGGGTTTTGGAGACCGCTGTGATCTTCTTACTACCCTTCGCCGCCAATGCCGCCTTAAATTTTTCTTTGCTGGCTTCCTTGCTGGACGTTGGGGATTGATCCAAAGTCCAGCGAAGGAAGCTAGTTAGTTTTTTACTGCGTCTTTGTTTGACGTTTCGCGAAAGGCGTCTCGTTCATTCGCCGCTTGGAATACGAATTCACGGAAATCACGTAGTTCTAAAAGTTCTGTGGCCAGTTCGGCTGAATACGGAATTTCAGGTAGAATGCCGTCTTCGTCAGCCTCTGCAGAAGTATCTACCAACCCTTTCCAATCAACCAAAACACAAGACAGTTGTAATTTCAGGATCTCAGCACCTTCGTTGGTGTCTCCGCCTGTAGAATTTTTCTGCATTTCGCGCAGCTTGCCTTCACCGTAGCGTGCAGCCAGTTTAGTTTCAAATTCTTTTGCCGCCGCGTCCGAGCGTAGGCGACGAATTTTAATCTTCAATCCTTGGAATTGGTTGATATCCACCCACGATCCGTCTTCTTCTTTGGATCGATCTGTTGCAAAGATTGCGTGAAGATTTGTGCTATTTAGTGTAGTCATTGTTGCTTCCTCGTCGGGTTGTGTTTAGGTGCGGAGCGTGGTTATAACGGCCCCGACAACCTTCCACGCTCCGCGAGCCATGGCTATTCAGAAACTGAATGTCGGGGATAGAAAATAAAAAGGGCAGATTTCGGGGTCTGCCCTCTTTGTTATTAGTTTACACTGCTGTGTCGTTAGAGAATCGATCCAACATAAGCATGGTATTCGTCGCCGCATCGCGGAACGCTGTCCACTCGATATTTTCAAACACGTCTTGGTCGATACCACCCGGTGCAATCTCATCTGCAGAGAATTTCGCTGCAGGAATGCGGAAATAATAGGCGATATTTTCAGCGTCAGCCACTGACCACCCTAGCGAAAGTGTGCTATGGGAGATGAAGTCGTTGAACAGTGTCTGATTTTCAAAGTAGATCGTTGCGGATCCAGACAAGTTGAATCGTCCTGTACCAATACCGCGTGGGAACTTAGATCCGACGCAATTTTGCATACGCAGTCCGGCTTCCCCAGAAATAGACAACGATTGGATACATGCTGGAAGAAGTTCACCATCTTTTTCGATATTACCCACGTCTGTGGTTGCGTTGGACACTTCACCTGATTGGGCGACTTGCTGCACATACAGTGGCGATCCAAGTAGCGTGGACTGGCGCAATGACGTAGCACGTCCTTCGAAACCGAGTGTACCCGTTAGGATAGACCCAGAAGCAATCTCTAAGCCCATGGTACCTACGACCATGCCATCCTGTTCCATGTACTGATCGATGTCGGTGTAAGCCGTTTCAATGCTCCACGAACGCTGCGCAATCGCGTTTACATTTCCAGAGTTACGTAGGTGTGACCCTTTAATAACAACAGCTTGCCCAGCAGGTGTGATTTGCGGTGCAGGTGTGACGCTCAACAAGTCGTCAGCTACGCCTGTAATTCTGAATACGCCGCGCGATTCAGTGCTGCCTGTGTACTCCACGGGAGTTGTTAGGACAACCGTTGCATCAACTGTAGTAACGTTGATTGTAGCATTCGCGTGCTTTGGATATACCGTCAGAATTCCAGCAGAATCATCAACAGCCGTCCAGCCTTCCAGAGCATTGATTGCCGCCGCCAGCGCCGCGCCGTCCGCCGCTGCGCCTGCTCCCGTTACCGGATAGCTTGTGCCTGCTGTTAATGCTGTGATCGTGTCATTACCGTTATCGAGTGTTAGAACAGATGTTGTAATGTCCCCTGCCACTGTGATCGTTGCTGCAGAAAAGGATGTAACAACAACGTTTGCATCAGGCACTGTTACGTACGCTTGTCCGCCGCCAGTTGAGGCAGTGCGAACCAGTGTTACAGGATCAGTCACAAAGGTATTAAGGTTGGTTACTGTAACAACCCCTGCACCGTCGTCGGAAGCCTTAACGTTAAGCGCTGTGGCACCTGTACGGGCGTTTGTGTTGATGAATGCCGCAAGCGCTGCGGCAGATGCAATGTGATCCACGCCTGGGTCAAAATCAGTCGTAGTTGTGATGGTTAATTCGTTTGTACCGTCGCTGAGTACCATAGCAAATGTGGACGCAGCAGCAGTTGTAAAGGTCACGACCGCTGTACCGTATCCCATGCCTTCTACTGTAACTTGCTGTCCTACTTGTAGCTGTCCAGCAGCAATCGCAGAAGCAAACACACCTGTTCCCGCAAAACCAGATGCGGTTGCTGAGATGGTTTCATTACCGTTAATGATGACGTCATTGGCGTCATATAGACGCGCCGCGTTCCCGCCTGCTTCTACAACCAAATTGGATGCTGCTACGGTTATATCAGTATTGGATCCGTTTACAGCTACAGTAGCCACTGTGAAGTAGCCATTATTTGCAGCGGCTTCTAACCCAACAATCTTGATGACACGGCCTGCTTCAATATACGGCGTAGCGTCGACGCCTACTAATGTGAAGGTATTAGCCGCAGATACGGTTACAATGGATCCTTTCCAGAAATCCATGTTCATCGGGCGCGTCCAAGTGGATAGAAGGAATCCGGCAAGGAATTCGTCCTGCGGGCCAGAAGACCATTCAAAGTTAATTTCACCACTAGAGTGCGCTGCGACTTCGACAATATCAGGAACCATACGATCCGCACGAAGTTCGTCGGAGACCGCCGTCTCTTTTGTCGCGGACAGAGATGAAGATGTTAAGCGCATTTCGCGAGAAGATCCTACCGTGGGAGTGATCCCCCAAGTAACTTCTTCTAAAGTACGAATTTGTGCGCGGTTTGCGTCAGCAAAGGTCACTATGCATGCCTCCTTATAATGGGCGGGTATAGGAGGGTAGCCGTGCCACCCCTACGTTCTAAATCTGATCAGATAGAGTGCGCTGAGCGTTCTCTACGTACTGGGGAGACTACCCAATATCTACATGAAAGTCAAGATTGGTCGGAGTAACGGGCCAGAATAGCTGACAACGGGGATACTGTCAACCCACAAAGTCGTATCTATACGGAATTCGCACCATCTCCATGTGCTTTCCGCGAACTTCCCCCGCGTCTGCAACGCTCGGATCTTTGTAAGTAACCTGTCCCTCAGTGGTTACGGTACGTACTTGGCGGCGAAATACCTTACCAAGGGAAAACGCGCGTTTAAAAGCTTCTCCACGGCCCACGTCTAACGGACCAATAACATCAATCTGAATCAAACCAACGTTACGAGATTTCGCGGTTATGCCTAGATTTATCGGCAGCGTATCCCCCGGTAAAACGTGAAACACCGCATAATATCCGATCTGGTCGGTTACATCTGTATTCGAGAAAAACACGGGCATATCCGGATACAGTTCATGTAGTCGTGTTGAAAAAAGAACTTGGGCGTCTGATACCATATCAGGTGTCATTAAAATATTCCTCGGTCTGCGATAGCTGATATATCCTGCAGCGTTATTCCAAACATACCTGCGGGGGATCTAGGCGTGAACGGCTCTTTGGGTAATGCCCCAATCTCCAACCCGCCTACGGCGGGGGATCTGTTAGTTATAAAGAATGTATCGTATGGATCTGAAAAATCCACGGTTGCGAGAGTTGCTAAAGCCTGTGCTTCCGCCCCTCCACGCAGGCGCTCAGTTCCTAGAGACTTTGAGTTTGTGCGCTCAACAGGAGCTTCACCTGCTATAACACCGCCGGAGGCGGGGTTACCGTTCGAGGCGATGTAATTGCGTACGGTCTGCCCTGTATGTACGGGTGTACGTGCTATCAACTTCTTCATCGCCGTGTTAACCAATGTCTGGTTACGTTTCATCCACTTCTTTTCTAAGCGGGTGATTGTGCGATCAAGGCTACTATTGAAGCCAACAGCGTTTATTACAGTACTCCCGCGCGGCATTACGTAGTCTTTCTAATTTGAAGAATGTGCACACTGTTGCCCGGAACTCCCATTACTTTTTCTACCTGATAGCGGGTTCCGACAGGTCCGGCTACAGTACCTGCAGTTTGTATGACAATAATATCTTGCTCAGAAGGTTGTACAGCCAAATCAAGAGAGGCAATGATTGCCTTTAAATCGGTGGCGACAACTTTTTCCCCGTCTATTTCTTCAATTTTAAATCTTGCCATAACCATTGGAACATCAGTATAGGGAACTTCGGTTGCAGCATTAGTCATTGTTGCAGGGTCATACGCGTTAGCGGTGACCTGATTGTACGTATGATTCGGTGCTAGGCCATCGGCTTGGCCTAGGGTCTTCATTAGACCTTGCACCTGATTATCAAGAAGAGATTTAAAGCCCACTAACGTGTCACCTTTCCATAGCGAAATCCGCCACCAAAAATGGCTCCAAGACCTTGTACAAGATACTGCATATTGGATGGTACAGATGGGAGGCGGTAGCCCGGAAGGAACTCGATTTCTACAACGTCTGCTTTGACACGTTCGAGTCCATCACTATCGCGTTCAACAGTACGATCTTGCGCCACTAAATATCGAGCCATTTCGGCGGTGGCCACTTTCAATTGGACAGGGATTTCATTAGGTCCAATATGGGTGTTATCGCGGTCGCATACTCCTGAACGGGGCCAGCGGCGTGGACTTGTAGAAATGGTTTTCTCGCCTTTCCACGTGGTGTGCTCATCGAGATATCGAGATGCCCATACCAGTAATCTCTCTTTTTGTTCTACCGCCAACATGTCCCATTCAAGCGCTGCATGGATGTTTGTTGTAATGATGTCGTCCGCTTCCACAACGGAGACATAAGAGTTGGCTAGAGGGTCTGTCCCTGCGCCTGTCTCTACTGTGAAAACGAAAGCCATTAAATTTTATCCTTGGTTATGAAATCGGGCAAGTCTAATACCCCTTGGTCACTATCATAATCCGGTGCATTTTTCAAGGAGTGGTGGTCTCGGAATGCCTTTGCCCACTGACGCGCTTGGCGTGAGCGAACCACGTCCTCGTCTTGGAATTCAATAATTCCGATAGATTCCATATGAGAGGACTGTGCCATATCTACAACAGTTTTCAAACCGCTATTAGGGATGCGCGATTGGTAGATATCGCCGCATAGAACCATACTTAGGCCTTCACCTTGGCGAGTCAATGTGATATACAGATCATCTAGATCCAGATTTTCAGCTTCATCAATGATGCACGCCGCATTCTTAAATGTGCGTCCTTGGATGTACTCGTACGGTACTTCTTCTATTCTTTTCTCACGTTTTAGGCGCTCAAATTCGGCAGGACTCATACTGTCTTTGATGCCTTCAAATATCGGGACGAGCCACGGTGCGGTTTTTTCTTCTAACGTTCCGGGTAGAAATCCATTTTGATGTTGTTTTTTAGCGACGTTTGGACGCGCGACATACAACTTAGTTATTTCTCCAGAAGCAAGCATGGCTCCATATATACGCGCTGGTACGTATGTTTTTCCTACACCCGCTGGCCCTACTCCAAATGTTAGTTCATTGTTGTGTAGGCTATCAATATAAAACTGCTGGCGTGTATTACGCGCTTCAATTGGCTTGGGATTTCGCTTGGCCTGCTTCATTTCTTTTTCGGCTTTACGTGCATGGCGGCGTTGTGCTTTCGCACTAATTTCGAACATCTCGGATTGCTTGGTCTCGTTCATACGATATTTCTCCGACGTGGTAAAAGGTATTAGGCGTCATTCATTGTTCACGCGAACGTGTGTTTTTACTCCCCATATGTGTATATCGTTATATAAAAGCTGCCCATATTCCGGGGCCAAACTTTACTAGAATAGCCACAGCGGCTAGAAAACTTCCTACTAGAATTACGCTGCGTGCCAATTTCTTGGGGCCTACCCATCCGGCATCATCGATGTCACGGGCGTTCTTTAATTCATTGACTTCGGATTGTACTCCTGTCAAATCCTTCTGCATAGAATCAAAATTATCTGACATACGGTCAATATCTGTGCGGATGGCCCCTACGTCTCCTTGCGATCTAAGTACGGCTTGGGATAGGTCAGAAACAGATTGCTTCACTCCCCCAATTTCGCCGCGAAGACGTTCGTCGTGTTTATCTATTGTTCCGCGTAAATCGCGAATCTCGCCCAGCATCAGAGCTACACCTACCGCTTCACCGGAGTTTTCATTTTTACTTCCTGTGAAAAGGCCCATAAGACTGTTTCCCGTCACGTTTAATCTGTTGTTTTCTTTGAAGTACTTTTAGATACTTTTGTGGAGCCACGTCGTGCAGATTTTTCAGATTTTTTAGGAGAACGTACCGTTTCATCAGGCAGTTTACCTACATAACTATCTGAGGGTTTATCCACAGGTTTGTCGTCAGGTTTTGTTTGCGTCCAACCGAGATTAAGGATGACATCCTCAAAAACGTGCTGAGGTACCTCAAACATCGAACCGTCTGGCGCGTAAACTTTTTTATACATTTCATATTCTCCCGCTAACCGCTTGGTGGGATACTTATATCACGACGACGCTATTTTGTCGATATACCACGGTTACGGATTTTCCATTTTAGTTTGCTGATTTGCGGCACGTGCGTGGTCTCTTGTCAGTTGTAAATCAGTTCGGTCGTTTTCCGTGAACCCACCTTGTGTGCCTGTAGTACTGATGCCTTGTGCTTGTGTGGAAGAGTTTATGAAAACTTCTACGTTGAAATTTGGGTTAGGCGAAGTTACTTTGCCGTCTTCTGCATATATATTTCCGTCTAAAAATAATTGGTGATCGCGATCCGCGCCGCGTATTTTCCACCCATTTATTAAAATATATGTTACCCCCGTAAATAACCCAGTAGTCCCAATAGGTCTCCCGCCCTCCAGATCGAATGGACGCAGAAAAGGAGCACCATCCCCACGCTGTACCCAGCGTTTCCACGCAGAATACACGTCACGCTTCACGGTGAATAAACTATCCCCAGCGCCCGAAGGTTCTGTTATTAATTTAGTGACCCCATTAAAAAGGAAGTCGGTCATGTCCTAACCTCCTATGCGTTAAGATACTGTCGGTCGATGCGTTGCTGTATCGGAAGATTGACGTCTCCTCCAGAAGTATTTATATTTGTTAGACGTTTATACTGAAATCCTAGAGAATGTATCACCACGTCAACAGCCTCTACTAGTATGTCTGTAGAGAATGTACCAGATGTTACATCCTCTTGTCCAGCAACTTCGGTAGTGGTTCCCGTATCATATATACGTACTTCTGTTGGATTTTGCAATCCAGTAAGAGTTAGCGTGGCTGGATTGACAATGATCATATTTCCCCCAAATTTTTCAGAGGTTTTTTCCGTATTCGATCCGTTCAGATTTATCCATGACAGCGTTCCGGTCCCTGCCCATTGGACGTCTATAGAACAGTGTGGATCAAATGTAATATTATTAGCGATTAGCGTCATATCCGTGGTTCCAACAGGTTTCTCCACGCGAATAGCTAAGGGGCTGTCCGCGCGGTGCGTGTTGGCTATAGAATCCAGTTGCGCCTGCATGTTTGCTGGCGTATCTGACGTTATACTGAAATCGGGCAACGCGCCATACTCAAATAATTCAAAACGCATCTGTTCGTCTGTCAATTTAACAGTTGTGGATCCCCATACATTGTATTTAATGTCATTGTTTCCGCGAAACGTGACGTCGGTTCCCCCTACTTCAAGACTGGAATCGCTGTCATTCCACAAGATATCCCCTGAGTGGGAATCTAGCGACGAAGCCGTTAGCGGGTTTCCGGTAGAACGTGATTGCAATATTCCATCAATCCAAAATTCGAATGCGGGGGTTGTGTCGCTATAGTCGTATCGAAATGCTATTAAGTACGCTCGTTCGGGAATTATTGATCTATCAGAATACGCTTGTACGTTGTCATCTCCAGTGTCTGCCAGTTGTGCCATAATTTTGTTGCCATAACCACGTGCAAACATAATATTGTTTATGGTGCCGCCTTCTTTATAAATTAGAGAAAGCTGTTCCTGTATGTCAGAAACTTTAATCCACCCCCACATAGTGCGTGCAGTGTGCACTCCTAAGTTCATTTCAGTGTTGTCGGCGGCTTCTCTCTTCGAATTGATTCCAGTGAACTGTACCGTTTGTACAACATTCTCACACAGCGGATCGTTGATAAAATTTTGTGTTCCTGTTACACTACTTGTCATCGGAGAGGTGGGAAAGGATCCCGTATCATCGTAGTTCCCGTCCAAAACCCACATGTGATCGGGGTTCACGCGGTTTACAACGGTTAGATAGTCCGGAAACCCTACATCTATAATGAACAGGGCGCTCGCGACGCTGTCTGCATTGGTCACTACCAAATATCCGACACCGTCCGGTAGCCCCCCTCTAACAAAATTGTACGATATGGAAACGTCAGTCCACGTAGTCACGGCCTGCTCTACGCGCAGCGTGCCCTCCAGATCCCCCCATATTTCAAGTTTTCCTGAACCTTGTACAGTTTGATAGTTGCTTCCAGTGACCGTGATATTGGAGCCGCCGTCGTAGACAACATCATTAGTGGAGTCGATCACAGGACGCGCCACGCCTATAACGTTGGATAAATCTATCACACCCCAGTAAACAGATACAGTATTTCCGGTTCGATGTACCCAGTGCTCGATTGTTCCGGAGGAATCTGTGATTCTAGCTATTACGCGTCCACGGGCGTGCGCCGTTCCTACGCCGCTCGTATCCGAAAACCATTCCAAAGACAACTCATCTATAGGGGTGTTCGTCGGTGCCCCCGATGGAAAACCCATGGTTCCAACGGTACCATTGGTCTCCGCGAAATCAGTATCAGATTCACGTGCTACGGAGATAGCTGGATTACTTAAAACATGTGCGTACGCCACGCCGTCGTTGCGCGCATTAGCGTCTTGGTGTAGGAAGAAGCGTATTTGTGTTGGTGTCCCTCCAGGTTCCATGACAATTAGATTATCGGAGAGACCTGTTTCACTGGTGTCTCCCTGCATAGATCCCTCTATGAAGGCGTGTTCCCAATCGCCGACACTGAATGCTGTCCCACCCGTTCCGGTGCTATCACTATTTATTTCTACAATCTCTTGTGCGGTGTCGTGGTTAGCCGAGATAGCGTGACCAATGGTCCAATTTGTTCCAGTGAACTCCACTACCGACACATATACCGTAATTGCGATACCAGTGGATCGGCGACTCACAACTAAGTCCCCATTAGTGTCTATGTGCGTGGCAACTGTGGCAGCGTCGAAGTCGGACACACTTGTTGACGTAGAACTAAGCCCCGTTAGAAATGGCACCACGTCGTTTTTATTGATCAGGGAAGGCACAGGTGCGCTGCCAGAAGAGGTTCCTGCGGGCAGGGTAACTACAAGATGTCCGCGCACAATAAATTCGTCGGGGCCACCCGGAAGCCCCGTATAGCGCCACACTTCTCCCATTTTACGCATCTGTAGCGTTCCGCCTTTATGGAACGTTACCTCGCCTGTACCAGTGAGCCGTGCGCCCATATGGGTGTCTCTTGGCCCAATGTTGCCTGTGTTCCCAACACGTCCTGAACCTTTATCAGACGCCCCGTTTATTTTTACGAACGCGCTCGACAGGTTTCCCACGTCGTTGGTCAGTGTGTGCATGTCTCCGTCGTTTGTGGGGGAAACGTCAAAAGACTCAACTTTAATTACACCCATTTATCCACTCCCGTACTGTCTATCAAATATCTGATCAATCGATAATTCGACGTTTCCGTCCATCATGGATACATTTTTTATAAAAAGATTTTCGTAGTCTTCTTTATGTATAACTACATCCACAACACTTGCTTGTAGCATAACTTGAAAGGATGTTCCAGAACTTTCTACCCCGACAATTTCATCAGTTGTCCCTGACACTAGAATTCGTATTTCTGTATCTGGAATCAGGGAGGAAATGGTTAGCGTAGCAGGCGTAATTATATCCACAGCACCCAAATTGGGTACACTTACTATCGATGTGTTGCTTCCATTATCATTGATCCATGTAAGTGTGTCCGTGCCTGTGTACTGTAGGTGCGTGCTCGCCAGTGCGTCGTGTCTTATATTATCAGCAACTAGCTGGAAATCCCCGCCACCTAGAACGGGTTCAACACGTATGTTTAGTGGTTGATCGGGGCGTACTGTGTTAGCAAGTGTATTTAAAGTTGCCTGCATACTTTCTTGCGTATTCGATTCGATTGTGATACTAGGTGGTGCCCCTTTTTCGAAAAGATCGCGGCGTACTTGTTGGTCAGTCAGTGCTGCGGAGCTGTTGTTTCCCCAGAATGCCCAGAAACCTAATCTAGAATCCACCGCAGCGTTTTGTACCACGCTGTCGTTTCCTATTTCGGACGTGATTGGAACCCCGAATACTCCTGTATCGCGTCCAGCGGCTAGTACGTCGTTAGGTGCGCCTCCGACGGGGCTTGCCTGTGTATACTTCACTCCATCCACGTATAAGCGCGCTTCGTTGCCATAGGCAGGTCCTTCAAACACCGCGCATATGTGATAAATTCTATTGGGCTGGAGAATCGGCCCGTACACCTGTACTAGAAACGGATTTTGGGCAGAGGAGCTGAGCACTTCAAGCATTAAATTGTTGCCGAATCCGAATATTATCTTCATCGAATTTAATGACCCACCATCTGCGTACATACTCTTGGGAGGGAGTTGAATGGAATCCACCATAAACCATCCTGCTACCGCGAAACGCTGATTTGCATCTTCTATATTGGGTGTGGCATCTAAGGTTAGTCTATTAGTCACGGAGCTGATCAGTAAACTCTGGGAGGCGTCTTCGCATATGGAAGGACCCCCGTAAGTTATTCCTACGGGGGTTGTAGATAAATTTCCTACAAGGTCTGTTGCATCACCATCAAAAGGGAATAGATGGTTTGCCCCTAGACCAATTATATCGTCGCGATATGCCATGGGTATCCTCCGCCTGTCGGGGTAGGATAGCGCCTACCAAGTAAGTTTATCAGACGGCATTTTCATATTGACGCTCAGTCGGTGCAACAAGAGAAACACTGTTAGCGGTTGATCGTGCAATGGTTCCGGTAGCCACAACATACTGCCCAGTGTCTAAGCCGAGTGCCACCACAGTGATATCCGCGTCAGTTGCTGGTGTACGCCCGCCTTGTACATTTCCGTCGTAATCAAAGTCGAATTGAATCGAAGGGACCCCCGAAATGCTGCCTGAAACAACACTTCCGCCATTATCCTCAACGAGAATAGCATCGGAATCTCCAAAATTATTGCCGTTAGCGTTCGTGAAAAACACACGATAAATAGCATCCGTGTCTTTCTCCAAAGTCTGGCTGAACGACAGAGTTACCACAGAAACAAACGGGAATGCGCGGGACGTTTGGGCATTATCTCGGAAAGAGATTCGGTTGGTGTCTGCCGCTTGGAAATTATCAATATACACACCTGTACCGCCCCCGTCAGGGTTGGTAGAACTCAGTGTTTCAAGATTATCCCCCACGAAGAGTAGAAGTTCATCAGAAAGTTTACCGATTTGAGAAGTAGAATCAGCATCAATATCTGTTGCTAAGCGCAGTTGTCTTTGTACGTATTCATAAATTTGTTCAGCAGTGCCGTTATTGCCGTCAATTATAATTCCAAAATCGCGTCCTGCCGCGCCGATTGTGCGTGACTGCGGCGTGGCGTAGTACGTTATCGACATTCCTGTGTACGGTGCCGTAGTATCGATGGCAGAGTCGCTCGATGAAACTTTTAGATCGGTCCCGGTATTCAGTGTTAGCGAGAACAGTTTAGGCGCGAGTAAACTGGCTTCACCGTTAGCGGTCGTGGATCCGGAGGAATATAATTGCCCCTGCTCACGGTTGAAAACATTAATACTAGAAGACTTATTGAATCCGTCTGCGTATGTGCCGTCTCCATCGGGGTCATCGATAATCTGAACAGCTTCTGCGGTATTTCCTAGGAATACAAAATCAGAGGGAGACTCGTCTCCGTCTAATTGATAGTAAATCTGATCATCATTTTCGGCACCAAGAATCGCTACACCACAGAAATGCTTTACAACATTATTGGATCCGTCGCGTACGAGCCACCCCGAACGTCGAATCAAGTTTTCAGACGTAGCCGAAGCGAAGTCCCAACCGTCCTTTAGCTCAAAAAATTCGTCAGTAATCGGTGTAAAAGGGAACTCATACTTAATTAAATCAATATCAGTACGCCATTCCTCTTTGGTGAACGAGTATAGCGTTTTTAGTGTGACACCGTCTGCCGATAGGTTTCCGGCAATATTCAGAGTTATGGTCTTTAAAACTGGATCAAAATCCACCTCAACGGCTTGGTTTAGACCATCTGGATCAGTGATTAGAACCATTTTATACATCTCTCTTGTATTAGAATTTCAGAAAAAATGTACCACGAAATTACGTGTAAGTCAAAACTATTCGGTCTTCCCACGCACTGTCCAAGGTGGCGTGCGTCGTGTTGGCGGAGAACACTGCTATAGTGGTTTGGGACGTGCTGCGTTCTTGACGTTGAATAGCCCAATCACTTCCTGTGAAATCCCATCCAAAATAGAAATAAACAGGATCAGATTCGTCTAATATGTCTGGAAATGGATATCCAGTGGATCCCTCCGAAGTCACTGTAAGCGCGACTCTGTTGGAACCTTGTGCGGAAATCGTGGCGGCGACCTCTGCCCCTATTACATCAATCTCTTGTGTATTGGCACGCACAAGTCCGCCTTCATCATATATAGAAACACTTCCACCTCCGCCAGAATTTCCACCTGTAACAATTGCGATATTGTTTACAAAATAAGGCGTGTCAGTAGGTGTTCTTGGGTCCTCGGACCCCATCAACTCTGCGGACATTCTTATAGTGGAATCTGTCGCCGAGTTAATACGTAAATTTGTGCCTGTATCCCATCGCACGGGTGCAGCAGCATGGATAGGGGAAATAACACTTAATGCTGTTTGGAGCGTTCCTGTGGTGCTTATCGTTGCGGGGCGGTCGATGGTCCCCGAACTACTCCAACCGAGGCAGCCAAAAACACCGAACGAAGGGAGTGGACCTGTGCTAGACGCGGACATGCCATACTCCTTATCGGATCGTTAAGGCCAGAGAGTTTGTGGAAACGGCGTACGCGTCTCCGGATACGACGTTACGCTGAACGGCGACAGGGCCATATGCTACCATATTCCCTCCTGTCACAGCGTCATATATAGCCATGTGGCTTATGTTGCCCCAATTTCCTGTGGCGGGGCCGTATACAACAGCATTTGGGTTGCTCACGACTATTCCCGTGGGTTCATTTGCCGTTTCATTTAGGGATATTCCTTGGCGAGCGTACATCCCAGAAGGTTCTGAAATACCTGCACCAGTTTCCGTAGGGTCGGCGGTTGAAAGTGCCAGGTACAGTTGCCCTAATCCCTGTAGCGCACCACCTGTTACGGTGTTTAAAATAAGATCACGGGAATACGTTGACCAACGAAGGCCTGCCGTCAGCTCGATGTCTCCCACAGCAAAACTCAAGGAGTCCCCACTATTTACCAGTTTTTGGGCGTTCAGGGTCCCCTGCCAGTACGCCTCAGTACCTCGGTACAACACAGCATGGGTTATCGTTCCCCAGTCAGCAGTCGCTTCGAATATTACTTGAGATATACTGGAACGTGATTGAACATTTGCGATCTGTGTTGGATCCCCGAACAAAACATCTTTACGGGCGTAGCCGCCTCCCGAAGGCTCAGAGACCCCCGATGCGTCATAAGTTGGATCCGTGGTAGATAAGGCCAGTTGAACTACACCTGCGAGAGGGTTAAACGTTGTTCCGCGTAACCATCCCGCAACTCCAGAACGTAGTGGTTGTGTCATCTGCATTTCGGATCATCCTGAAACTTCGGTGAACCAAGCGTTTCCTGTTGTAACGCCTTGTGCCCCGATAATTTCAACCTGATTGTTCGGTCCTATTGTTATGTATTCAACACAGTTTGCCGGAACATACCCGTCGAGTGTGGATACACTGGCATCTTCGTCACGTACTGCCCACTTCAAGTGTACAGCCACGTCAGAAACAAATCTGACTGTGCGCGGAGTGTCATTAGGTGCAATCGTAAGGGAAACCGCTGCTACGGGGGTTACCGTGGCAGTGGTTGTAGTTCTGTATTGATGTGCAGTTGTGCTGGACACGTCAGGTCTCCTTTAAAATTAGAGCGTCTGCAGGATTAGGATCCTGTTTTGCGTGTCTTGCTCTTCGCCTTTACATCTGTAATTTCGGCTTTGGTTGCTTCTGCATTTGCTTCTGCACCTGCTTC